GCAGGCCGAACTCGCCGTAGAGCACACTGCGCGTGCGGTACTCGTGGAGGCTCATGTTGTGGAGGCCGGAGGCGACCAGCAGGTGCGCGAGTGCGCGGTTGCCGAGTCCGGACGAGGCGTACAGGGTGTCGTAGTAGCGCCGCGGCATCTCGCGCAGCGCCTTCAGGGCGTAGTGCGTGTCGCTCGGGTCCCCGAGGCTGAAGAGCGGCGGAAGGGCCCCCTTGCCCCCATCCCGCTTGGACTGCGTCTTGCCGAACTCCCGATCGACCTCCACGTGGGCCTCGATGTACGCCTCGTAGTCACGCCCCAGGCGGGCGCGGAAGAGGTGTTCCGCCCGTGCAGTGTCCGCATCGAGGCTGTTGATGAAGCCGTACTCGTGCCGATCGAGGAACTTGTCGAGGCTGACGATCTCCACCGGGCCATAGCCACCGCTCTCCAGCTTGAGGAACTCCTCGCGCGAGATCGATCCACGGTAGGTCTGCCTGTCGTCCTTGCCCCGCTGGTAGACCTTCTCGGCGTCGGAATACCTGGACAGCGGCCCGTTGCCGTGGGCGACAATGATGATCTTCGTGCCGCCGCTCGACGTGCCGACGTACTCGCTCGACGTCGTGGTGATGTAGCTCGACCAAGCCTCGGCGTCCCAACCCTTCTCGCGGGTTGCGATGCGGGCGGCGATCACGTCGGGCATCGTTGCAACGCGGCCCTTCGGACCCGCGTGCTTCTCGGCACGCCTCCATGAGTCGAGGTTGTCGGGTGAGAAGAACGCGAGAGGTTTTCGAGCTGCCTTCATGTCAGCTAGTACACCGCGAGACGGTCCCCGGTCCATTGGGTCCCGTCGGTGTACCTGGGATCATGCCCAAGGTTCGACCCGAAGGTGGCCGCCCGTGAAGCTGCGCTGGTCTCTCGTCACGACCGCGCTGACCCTCGCGACCCTCTGCCCCCAGTCCCCGGAACCTGAGCCCGAGGATGAGCCGGAACCCCCGAGCCCTCCCCCGCGGTACAAGTCCAACCCCGTCTACGGCTGCCCGCACTGTAGCCGCAACGACGGCTCCCACAATTCCCGCTGCCCGGAGAAGAAGACATGACCGAGGTGTACGGCAAGAACGCGAAGAAGCAGGGCAAGGTGCCCGCGGTCGCCCTCGTAAACCCCAGGTTCCCGCACAATGTGGGCGCCGCGGTCCGCGCGGCGAGCTGCTTCGGCGTCTCCCAGGTCTGGTGGACCGGCGAGCGGGTGTCCTTCGCGATGGAAGGCAAGAAACGCCTGCCCCGCGAGGAGCGCATGAAGGGGTACAAGGACGTCGAGCTGCGACAGTACGACTCCTTCCTCGACCAGTTCGACGACACCGTCGTACCCGTGGCGGTCGAGCTGCGCCCGAACTCTGAGCAGCTCCCGGTGTTCGTGCACCCGGAGAACGCCCTCTACGTCTTCGGCCCCGAGGATGGATCGATCCCGGCGCCGATCCTCCGGCACTGCCATCAGTTCGTCGTCATCCCGACGAGGCACTGCGTGAACCTGGCCGCGGCCGTGTACCTCGTGCTCTACGATCGCCTCGTGAAGGCGAACCCGAACATCACGATCGGGGACATGCTCAACGAGCGCCGCCACGACTTCCCCGAGAACGACGGGGTTGCCGACGCCCTCGGGATCCGGAACACTGGCTGATCGGTGTAGAGGAGATCATGGAAATCTTCCTCGTACGCCACGGCGAGTCGGAAGGGAACGTCGACAAGGACGTTCATCGCAGGCTCCCCGATCACGCGATCAACCTCTCGGAACGGGGACGCGCGCAGGCGAAGAAGGCAGGGGAGTTCCTCGCACGCTGGTTCGTCGCGAGGGAGAACAACCGGCCCATCGAGTCGGTGAACTTCAGCAAGAACCCGATCAGCGGGCTGTCCATACTCGACGTCATGACGGCGCGTCACATCGTGACGGGCAAGCACCCGTTCCGCCTCTGGACCAGCCCCTACGCGCGTGCGCGCCAGACCTCGGACGAGATCCTCGGCGAGATCGAACGCCTGACGAAGTGCGTGCCGGCTCACGGGCGGCGTGAGCACGTCCTGTTGGCCGAGCAGCAGTTCGGACTCTTCGATGGCCTCTCGGACGAGGACCTGGCGAAGCGCTACCCGGACGAGTTCGCCCACTACAAGAAATGCGAGGACATGGAAGGCCGCTTCTGGGCCCGCATGCCTCTCGGCGAGTCCCGCTTCGACGTGGCTGTGCGCGTCCACCAGGCGTTCGGCACGTTCCACCGCGATGCCCAGAAGCACGGCGTCCAGAGGCTCGTGATCGTGGCCCATGGGACGACGATCAGGGCGTTCGTCCAGCAGTGGCTCCATCTGCCCTTCGAGTGGTTCGACAAGGAGTCGAACCCGAAGAACTGCTCGATTCGTGCGATCATCGACGGCGAGGACAAGGGCTACATCTACGAGGGTGGGGACCCGTGATGGAGCTTCGTTGCCGGGTGACCGGGGGTCCGATGACCCGGGAGCAGGTGCCTGTCGACGGCTTGATCTCCCGGCCTGACTGGGCGATCACGGACGAGACCTATCAGACATTCGCGTACCGCGAACGGGTCTCATGGCACACCCAGTGCCCCCTGTGGGTGCTGTCCTACGACAATCCCAGGCTGCGCAAGCCTGGGGACGAGATGTCGCTGCTCTACAACCGCGAGGATTGCATGCGCCTTCACATGGGGCGCCTCGAAGCAGCCGGAACGCCCTACCGTGTGCAGTCGATTCGACACCCCGCACACACCTACCAGGACATGATGGACGACCTCAAGAACAGCGCCCCGATCGACCCCGCCCCGACCACTCCCGACCCTCTTGCGCCCCGCAAGCCCTTCGGTCTGGGTGCGGCCATGCGTGAAGCACTGAAGGACCCCGTGGTGGCGCAGCAGTCCGCGGACGTGGGCAACGGCCTCGCCGCCTGTCTCCAGGCGACTTCCCGCGCCGAGGCCGAAGCTGTAGCTCCCGCAGTCATGCCCGAACCCACGGTCATGGACTGTCTCCAGCGGGTCGAACTCCGCGTGGGCACCGTGATCGAGGCTGACCGCGTGCCGAAGAGCAACAAGCTCCTGCGCCTCATGATCGATCTCGGCGAGCCCGCCCCGCGCCAGATCCTGGCCGGGCTCGGCAAGTCCTTCACGCCCGAGGAGATGGTCGGACGCCGGCTCGTCGTCGTCGCGAACCTTCCGCCCATCAAGATGATGGGCCTGGAGTCGTGCGGGATGGTCCTCGCGGCCGGGGATGCTGACATGCTGAGCGTCTTTCAGCCGACGGGTGTGCCTGCCAACGGCACGAGGCTGAAGTAGTCCCCATGCCCTCCGACAAGCCCGAGGAGATGGTCGAACACCGTGACGCGCCGGACGTGTGTCTGGTGTGCGGGGTACCCTACCGTCTCCTCACGGGCGAGGAGGACGACTGGATTCGCCGATCACACCACAACGTGCAGCCCCCGCCCGGGACCATCCGCATCGAATGGTACGCCTGCGAGTGCGATCGCGTGGAGGCCGTGCCCGTGATTCTGATCCGAAAGCAGCCCGCCGCGCCTCAGGTCGAGACTACGCCGGCCCCGATGTCCAGGCCCACGCCGGCCTGGAAGAAGTTGCTCGGGTTGTAGCCGCCATGTTCAAGTTCGCTGTAGGCAAGCCGCTCATTCTCACGTGGGACGAGGACCTCGTCCCACCCTTCTACCGCCCGGCGTCCTGGGTGCGCTTCATGGTCGAGTCCTTCGACCCCTGCCATGGCACCTACCACCTCACGAGCCTCGATCACGAAGCCTACAAGCACTCCGTCACGATCAGTGAACGGCTGCTGACCCGGGCCTGGGACGTGGTCGCCCACAACAGGGCATTCGGGACGAACTTCACGCGGATCCGGGGCAACACGCCCCGGACCACGATCTACGACGTCATCGACGCCCTACCCGCCGAACTCCCGGCAGAACAACAGCTCCCCCGGTACGACCGCATCCTCGTGTGGTGCATGTGCTGTGGGTGGGAGGGGTACACGTACATCGAAGGGCACGAGATCCCGATCGAGAAGTACCTCGGCGTGGCTAACATCGAAGGCAAGCCGTACCACGTGTACAAGCAGTGGGTCTTCGAGGGCCCCCATCAACGGGGCCACGATCCAGGGCCGCCCTACGTACTCCAGGTCTGCGATCCGAACGAACACGGCTGGTAGAGGGTCCCATGAAGATCATGTTGGTCGGCGGCGTCTTCAACGAGGAGGGGGGCCGCCCCTCCGGCTACGTGCGGCGACTCGGGGAGGCCCTGGCACAACGGGGCGTCCTGAGCCGGTCCGTGAACGGAGGTCACCTCAAGGACATGGTGGCCGCCTCCAACCTGCTCGGGGATGTCGACGCGGTGCTCTGGTTCGCGGACGTACCGAACGAGTACCCGAAGTTCGTCGAGGGCATCAAGGCACGTTGGCCTCGACTGTACCTGGTGACCTCGAAGCGGAATCTCGACCACGCCTACGGCCGGTCGGAGATCCTCGGTCGAGCCCTCAAGACGAAGTCTAACCTGCTCGTCGAGATCACGGGGAGCCGTGACCGCGTCGAGGCCACGATCTGGGACCCGCTCGGGTCCATCTACTGTCTGGAGGAGACGGACGTAGCGTTGGTCGCTGAGGCTTTGGACAAGCGCCTCCGACGCCTGGCCGAGTTCACCCGGGTAAGTTCCGAACAGGCCGGGGACAAGATCCAGGCCCCCGTCGACGAGGCTTTCTACGGGCTCGTCCGGGACCAGGCCGAGCGCTTCCACGAGATCATCCACGGCGTCGGGCACGAGCGCATGATGGGCAATGCGTCCTTCCGCTGCGCGAAGGGCTTCCCGTCCGTGCGCTCGGGCAACCTGATCTTCGTGTCCCGCCGGGACATCGACAAGCGGTACATCTCGCCAGAGAACTTCGTCGCGGTCGACGCAGACTCGGCCGATCCCGTGCGCTACTACGGGCCCGAGAAACCGTCGGTCGACACGCCCATTCAGGTGCGCCTCTACCAGCACTACTCCCGGGTCCGGTACATGCTGCACTCGCACACGTACATCGAGTCCGCCCCACACACGAACGAGCCTGTCCCCTGTGGTGCCATCGAGGAGGCCGATCAAGTCATTGCCCTCTTCCCGGACAGTGACAAGGCGGACTTCGCCGTGAACCTCCGGGGGCACGGGTCGATTGTTTTCGCGTCCAGCCTGGCTGGGCTGGACACGCCGTCCTGGTACGCACGCCGGGTGCCCGAGCTGAGCCTCCTCGTGGATGGGAGCCCGGCGCTATGGACGTGACGCCGGAGATGCTCGACAACCTGGCGGCGGTACTCAAGCCGATACTCGGGCTGAGGTTGCTCGTGAGCCCCGCCAGGTTGACCGTGCAGATACAGGCCCATCCGATCGAGGGGCAGCCGGAGAGCGTGATCAAGTTCACCGTCATGATCGACGGGAAGGATCTGTCGCCGGAGCAGGAGGGGATCGTCACGCAGGTTCTACGGACGGTCTCGCCGACGGTGGTCCCCCTGAAGTCAGCCTAGTCCGGGTTGCCCGTACGGAGCGTCCGAGCCAGGCGCGCGTACAGATCTTCGACGTCGATCGTGCATGTGCCCGCCATCTGCGCGTCGCCGAGATCGATCGCAGCCCAGCTACCGTCTCTTTTCTGGGCCACGTCGAGTGACCATAGGTGACACTTGAGGCCCACGCGATCGATGACGGCACGTAGAAAGTCCTGGGGCACCTCGGACGGCTGCGGTGTGTAACCGATCCTGTCCAGATGTTCGGACCAGTAGAAGCCCCCTGCGACGATGACCCCGTCGAGGATGATGAACCGGAACTCGTGTGAGACAGGGAGGCCGGACGGCATCTCCCCATGGCTACGTAGAGGCACGTACTCGCGGATGTAGATGCGGTCCTGACCGACGAGGGGGTCCCGCTGAAGGGTCGAGAACAGGGTACGTACGGCCTCTCGGTTGGGCGCGTACATATGGGTCGCCCAGTCGTGCTTCCGTGAGTACGTGGCACCCTTCACCACGTACTCACCCTCTGGCGCGTCCTCGAACTCGTCCAGCCCCGCCCACGTGCGAGGCGTGAGATCCGGCCCCACGTCTCGATACCACTGGTACAGGTCGGAGACGTAGCGGTGTGCCGTGAGGCTGTTGATGAGGTGTGCCCCGAGTCGATCGATGTCCTCTGCCTGCTCCTTGTAGAAGGGGAGGGCACCGTAGCGTGAGATGACCGTGTCCCCGCTACGGAGGTCCAGGCGGGACTTCACGCAGGGGAAGTGGCGCGATGCTGCCGCCAGCTCCTCGGCGGAGGTTGACGCCTCGCGGTACAGGATCACCACACGATCGTTCGAGGGGCACATCCACATCACGCCCTCGCTGTGGCTTTCGCCTTCACGGTGGCTTTCGCCTTCGTCTTACGCCGGGGGGACTTCTTCGCCGAATCCTCCTCCATGCCCTTGAGGCCACGCGCGATCGCGGCGCGCAGGACGTCCGACCGCATGAGCGTGATGTCGGCGGGCGAGATGCGTGGGGCGAGGCGCTCCGCCCGCTTGAGTAGGGCGGTCTCCAGGCGGAGGGTGATCTGGGTGGTGTCCTCACCGATTCTTCGCGGCATCGTGCATCCTGTTCTGGTCGACCCCATCCGGGATCGCTCGTGCATGGGTTCCGGCGTGCGTCGATACACCGGGTCAGCTATTTCGGGTCGGGTAGAACGGGTGGCGCACGGAGTCGACGGCGTGCTGGAGCCCAGGGACCAGATTGTCGTAGATGGTACGGCGGCCCGATGCGATCTCGATGAACGCCAGCCGCTCGGCGGGCTTCAGGCCCCCGTAGAGCAGCGCGAAGTTCCCGATCGTGCCGCTCATGCCGGATCGGTGACCGAAACTGACCCCTAGCTCGGATGCCATCATGCGCTCCTCGACCCCCGTGTAGTCCACGTCGATCTCTACCTTGCTCGTCATCACGCCTCCCCGACGGGTTTGACGCCCGTCGAAAGTATACTCCCACCCTGTCTACACCGGGACATCCTCCCTTGTGCCGGGATCAGCGTCGGTATTTCACGTGGACGCGCACTCGGGTAGTCGACTTCTTCGGCACGTACACGTGGGGACTCACGACCTGCCTCGACCTGAATCGGACCTCGACCCTCTCCAGATCGTCCCGGATGACCGAGAGCAGCTTGAAGCGTGCCGTCTTCTCGGGGTCGTTTCCGGTGCGGTCTGGGTGCAGCTCCAGGGCCATCCGACGAAAGTTCTTTCGTGCCAGATCCTTCAGCAAGACCAGCCTCTGCCGGGCTTCCTCGTAGGGAAGGCTGCTCAGTGCCTCGACGTCGTGCGGGTGAACGCCGAGGTCGGCGAACGCCTGTTGCACCATCGCAGGGTCCTGGGCTACCGCCACGCACGCCTCCGGTGTACCTACGTGTTGGAAGTGATTAGGAGAAAAAGCCCGGTGCAGCTCGTAAACCCCATGCTCGGTGAAGGTTGTTGATCATGCCGCAGCAGGATCCGCAGATCGGCGAACTGTGGCAGATGGCCGACGCGCTCGGGCGTGAGCAGCGCGGGACCATCGTGGACGTCGACACAACGGGGGTCACCGTCGTATCCTTTGCAGGGCACCGTACCAAGCAGGCCCTGACGTCGTTCCACATGATGTGGAGCTTCCTCCAGCCCGCGCCGCGGACGGGCCTCACGTGCGCCCGACGTGGTTGCCCCGAGCAGGCTGTCTTCAAATGGCGTAGGGATGGCAGCGACGAGTACATCTGCCCCCGCCACGCCCCTCGCGGGATTCAGCTCGAATACCTGACCGACGCCCCCGTCGGCGTCGGGGTCCAGAACAGGACGTCGCAGGGCGAGATTTCGTGCCCCTCGTGCGCCAGCCCCGACCCTACCGAGGACCTCAGCCTGCCCAAGCCTGATCGTGCTCCCTGGTCATGGTGGGGCTGCACGCTCTGCGGGCGGTACTGGGCGACGATCGGGGGGCCCAGTGCCACGTTGACCGGCGCCGCCGTCCGGGGGGCCTGGTACTACGCCCAGATCACCAGTGCGCTGGGCGTCATTGCCGGGCTCGGGACTGTGGGTCGCATCGAGGCTGGGCGTGCTGCCTTTGGCGATCTGCGTAGCATCACGCCAGTCGACCCGCAGCAGTTCGACCCGACCGATGTCCGTCTGGTCATCGAGTTGGAGCCCACCGCGATACACATCGTGCTACAGAACCGGCCGGCCCAACGCCTGCGGAGCGCCATGGGAGTCCAGCGGCTCGGGGGTCGCCCGAACAGGCCCGCAGCCGAAACGGGGGTCGTACTCGCGCACCCTACCCGGCTCAGCAACACCCTCCCGAGGGCTATCGTGCAGGAACCCCTGGCACCGGCACCGGCACCGGCACCGCCTGCGGCCGTCGCGCCACCCCCGCCCACCCCGGCACCCTTCTCAAATGCGACCCAGGCCGACCTGGACACCCTCCCCGAGGCATGTCGGGTCACCATCGGGGAGCGTTGGCGTCAGGTCGATGCGGAGGGTGTCGTGATCATCATGGAGGACATGGGCACCCAGGTCGTGTACCGCTCCATGGACGTACCCTTCCCGATCACGATGGCTCGGGCCGACTTCCTGACCCTCTACGCGCCCCTGCGGTCCCCGACTGAGTCCCCCTACGCCGAGGTCCTGCCCGGGCAGGAGTGGCGCACGGAATCCGGGGAGGATGTCGTGGTCGAGGCTCTCCACGAGAAACGCCACACCGTGACCGTAAAGCTGAAGGACGGCAAGACCGCCACCTACGCGCACCGCGACTTCGATCGCATGCAGAAGATCACCCGACGCTCGGCCTACGCCCACCTCGCCCACAACCTGCGCGAAGGCAAGGAGTAGCAATGCCGCTCCCCACATGGGTCGTCCCCGGAGTCGCACTGCAACGAGGCGAGGGCGGGGTGCCACACGAGCAGGCGTTCGTGTTCCAGGTGAATCAGAGCGGCGCCCATGCGCACGGGATCAACAGCCCGATCGACAACCCCACGATCCACATCGCCCCCGAGGAGTTCCTGCGTCGGGAATGGATCCCTCACCGTTGGATCGAGCACGTCGAGATCCCTCAGGCCGCACTGCGACTGCGTGCCGTGTACCGGAACGGGGTCGAGTGGGAGGCACGCGGAGCGGAGGTCATTCCCGCATGGCCCATCATCGGCGATCATGGACCGGAGGATGAGGTCGACCCGATTATCCGGCGCGGGCCGGGTGCGGAGGTGTTCATCGTCGCACGCCCCTACCCGCGGACGAGCATGGTCCGCCTCCAGCGGCAGTACGACACCTCCAGCCACGTCGACGTACCCCTCGACACACTCGCCGTGGAGTACGCCCCCTACTACGCACTTCGGGTGGGTGCCTCATACGTCCTGTGCGGCACCCGGATCTGGCACCAGGTCGTATCCCACACGGGTGACGTGGTGGAGTACGACACCCCCGAGGGGCTCCGCTCGACATCCACCGAGAGCTTCATCCTATCCCACGATGCCTACGGCGATCGCATGATGCGGCTGCCCAACTGGGTACGGGTCGGGACGACCCTCCGGCACATCCAGAGTCGTGAACGGGTACGCATCGCGACCGTCGACCCCATCCTACGTACGATCGAGACGGAGAGCGGCCCTCTACCGTTCGACACCCTCATCAACGAGTGGGTTCCGGACCTCGTGGCGGCCCCTCCTGCCGTACGTCGTCGACAGTCCGAGGCGCGGCAGTACGTCGGATCGTACTGGGGCTTCGTGAACCCCCCGGCGCTCGTGCGGATCACCCACGAAGCTCAGGGTGTGGGCGGGGAATCCTTCGAGGAGCGGTCTTTCACGGTCCGTATCGTGGGGTCCGACGGCATCGAGATCCTCAGCGGCGACGACCTGCGGCTACGCTCCACGGCACAGGGAAACTTCCTGTCCGGGTCCTGGTCGGGCTCCGACACCTGGGAGGTAGGGGGTCTCCGGCACATGGCCGACGGACGCTACTTCTTCGTGGCATCCCGGGTCGTTGACGGTGGGGTACCCGACGTCCTCCTCGTGTCCGACTTCCACCTCGGGTACGAGGACAACCACGACCTCGAACTGTCCACCGAGGTCGCGTCGCCTCCGATGGCATTGGATCAGGTCCGCGATCGCTATCGGAGGATGCTGGCGCAGCCTGCCCCGAGCACCGTGGCCACGGACCTCCAGGTAGGATCCCTGCACGCCTGGTACTGCGACCACAGCATCAACGCCCTCGTCGAGGTCGTCGCCCAGTCCCCCGTCACGGTCGACATCCGCATCGTCCCCTCAGTCCGTGTGGAGAGGGTCCCCCGTGCCGTGTTCGATCTGAACACGACGGAGCTGGCCTATAGGAACACGATCGACGACTACGCGTCGAGCGTGCCCGCTGGATCGATCCTCGACGTGGATGATGGGCCGGTGGCCGTGGGCGAGTCCCAGGACGGACGCTTCGTCGTCTACTCGACCCGAGCCCTGGCGGGGGAGGATGGTGCCCGCTACTCCAGTGCCATGGCCCGCGGCAGCGCGCCCGAGTCCCTGGGGTACAATGTACCCGAGCATGTCCCTGCCCCCGTAGAGGCGGGCACGCCGAGCGTACCCTGTGTGGGGCAGCAGTGGATGCTGAATGGCTCGCCCGTGAGCGTACGTCGCCTCGGGAGGGATCACCGGGTAGTGTGGGTCGCCGGTGTCGATTCCAACGGCGCGGTATCCGGCAAGGTGCGTGGGGTATCGTTCGACCGTCTGAACGCCGAAGGGCGCCTCATCCTGGAAGGGGTGGACCACACTCCCGCGGCGGATCCGCCTCCGGCCCCTGCACCAGAACGCGACGAGTGGCGGCACGTCGTGTCGACGAGACTCTGCGAGGTAGTGTCGTACGACGAAAAGAAGCGCACCGCCCAGCTCAGGTGGATCTCGCCCGGTGAGCCCCGGGAAGAAACCGTGAAGGTGGCCGCCCTCGTAGAGGGATTCCGGGCGTTGACCTCTGAGGCACGCGCACGGGCGATGAAGATCCACAACGCCAAGGGACGACCAGCCTGGGCACGTCTGCGCGATTAACATCCTCATGCCTAGGGCTGGTTAATGACCAGTTTTCCCGAGGTGGGGGCAGCACGTGACGCGTACATCCTGGACCAGATCCGGCAGGGTCAGTTCGATGTCGAGTACGCGACCATCGTGTCCGACTACAACGGCCATCATGCGGAGTTCTCGGTCTTCGCCGATGCGCTGAAGGTAGACGGCGTTCGCATCAACGTGTCCGCGGAGCTGCAACAGCAGATCGCCGACATGACAGGGTGCTCTCTGCTCACCCCGAAGCTCGCGGACCTCATGTGGGTCCAGCGTCAGGTCACGCTCCCCCCGCTGCCGCGGGCGATCACGTCATCGACCGCGGCGATGATCGATCAGTCGGCCAAGATCGACGCCCACCTCACGGCACTCGGCAACCCTCCGGGACTCGTCGTGTCCGTGGGCAAGATCTGGGGCCTCGACAACGACACCGAGGGGAAGATCAAGCAGGGCTTCGCGCTCGCGATGAACTACGGATGGAACTTCGAGGGAGCCTCCTACCAGGGCATCACCGGCGAGGAGATCGCGACCCACCTCAAGGATCCTTCAGGGCGCGTCTACCGACTCATCCAGGGACGGGGCTTCGCGCACAACCTCAAGGAGGTCGACTACAGCCAGCTATGCATCATGGTCGCACGTGCCTGCAAGATGGACGGCGCCGACATGGACATCCATGACCTCTTCCAGAACCCGGACCTGGCCCCGCTCGCCAGCCACCAGGGTGTTCTGCGCGTCCTACGCCAGCCCGGGGTGCCCCTGCCGACGGACACCACGATCTACATGCCCCGCATCCTCGTCACGGCCTGACCCGGTGTACCGGAGCCCCTCGTGATCGACGTGGTCTGCCAAGCCCTGCGTGCATGCCGCCTGCGCTTCTCCGACGAGAAGCTGCTCCAGGACGGCATCGAGCGCGTATTCATCGCAAGGCACCTGGCCTACCAGCGTGAGTACGACCTGGGCGATGCCGGGACCATCGACTTCATCGTCACGGGACAGGAGGGTGAGCCCCCGCTCGACCTTCCGATCGGGGTGGAGGTCAAGGTCAAGGGATCGATCGCCGAGATCGCCCGGCAGCTCCATCGATACGCCTACTCGGACAAGATCGGGGCGATCGTCCTGGCAACAACTCAGATGAGACACGTCTATTCCATCTCGATCGGCACCGACCTCGGGGACAAGCCGGCGCGCATGGTCCACATGGCGGGCAGCGCGTTCTGAGATGAACGTCGGGACGGTCACATACCGGGAGAGCCGGCACGCCTGGGCCATCAAGTGCGAGCCCTACGTGATGATCCGCCTCAAGCGGGTATTCGCCCGGCTGAAGCAGGATGCGTACGGCGTAGCCCTGCTCTCGGATACCGAGGAGAACTGCCGGGAGCTGTTCTGGTTCTTGAGCCGCTACCCGATGGAGGTCGAGCCCCGCGACGTCCTGGAGAGCCGATCCGCGGCGCACATCGAGCGCGAGGACAAGATCGCGAAGATCATCTCGGCTGGGTACGTCCCGCCGACGTTCGATCAGCTCGCCATCCCCGCCCGCGAGTATCAACGGGTGGCCGCCGACCTCCTACTCCGGAACGGCGCCCTCCTGCTCGCTGACGACGTGGGTCTAGGCAAGACCGCCTCGGCCATCTGCGCCCTCACGGAACATCGTGCCCTGCCCGCCCTCGTGGTCACCCTGACCCACCTCCCCCGTCAGTGGGAGGCCGAGATCGGTCGATTCGCCCCCTGGCTCAAGACACACATCCTGACGAAGGGCAAGCCCTACGACCTCATGAAGAAATGCGGGGACCGCTTCCCCGACGTCATCATCGCGAACTACCACAAGCTCGCGGGTTGGGCAGACGTGCTTGCCGGGCAGGTGCACACGATCATCTTCGACGAGGCGCAGGAGCTTCGGCACGAGGGCACCGCGAAGTACAACGCCGCGAAGCACATCGCCGATCAGGCTGCCTACCGCATCGGGCTCACGGCGACCCCCATCTACAACTACGGGGGTGAAATCTACAACGTGATCAACGCCTTGCGGGCGGACTCCCTCGGCACCCACGACGAGTTCATGCGTGAGTGGTGCTCCGGGAACGGGTACGGCGGTGACAGGCCGAGGATCCGGGACCCGAAGGCGTTCGGCGCCTACGTACGCAGCTCTGGGCTCATGCTTCGGCGTACCCGCACGGACGTCGGGCGTGAGCTACCCGCCCTCAGCAGGTCCATCCACCACATCGACGCCGACACCGACGCCCTGGACAAGATCGGGAAGTCGGCCGCGGAGTTGGCGCGCATCATCCTCCAACAGGGTGAGACGAAGCGTGGCCAGAAGATGTCGGCCTCCGAGGAGCTGTCGAACATCCTCCGGCAGGCCACCGGGATCGCCAAGGCCCCCTACGTGGCGGAGTTCGTCCGCCTGCTCGTGGAGTCGGGGGAGAAGGTCGTGCTCTACGGGTGGCACCGTACGGTCTACGACATCTGGCTCGACCGTCTCAAGGACCTGAACCCCGTCATGTACACGGGGTCCGAGTCGGTCACCCAGAAGGAAGCGGCCAAGGCCGCCTTCATCTCGGGTGCCTCCCAGATCCTCATCATCTCTCTGCGCTCGGGCGCGGGCCTGGATGGTCTTCAGCAGGTATGCCGCACCGTGGTCTTCGGGGAACTCGACTGGTCCCCCGGGGTGCATGAGCAATGCGTCGGCCGTATCTACCGCGACGGCCAACCAGACCCCGTGCTCGCCTACTACCTCCTTGCTGAGGCCGGGAGCGATCCCATCGTGGCAGACGTCCTGAACCTCAAGAAGTCTCAGATCGACGGCGTACGCGATCCCGAAGCGGATCTGATCGAGACGCTGGAAGTCGAGGAAGGGCACATCAAGCGCCTCGCCGAATCCTTCCTGCGCGATCGTGGAATCCCTCTACCCGTCGCCGTCGACCCGCCTACCTGATCATCGAGGCCACGCCACCGGGGTGCCCTTCGTGTTCGGGACGCGGTAGCCGCGCGCCTTGGCCTCGGCGGCCACCTGTTCGTCGGGGTTGATACCGCCGATCGCCTGCGTCTCGCACCGGGCCCCGTCGAACGTGACGTCCACGCACCGGGCCCCGTCGAACGTGATGGCCCCGTTGCGTGTCTTGCGCCAGAGCGCGACCTTTGGCGCCGCCGTCAGGACCTCGAAGACCTCCTGGTCGCTGAGTGCCGCCCAGAATGCCGACGCATTCGTCCTCGGGTCAGGCAGTCCGTTCTCATCCTTCTCCGCAGTCATCCTGTACCTCCTACAGCACCGGGGGACGGCCCACCTGGCGCCAGTATTTCGTGCAGAGGGCGATCGCAAGCAACCACTGCTTGTCGGTGAGGCCCTCGACGAGCACCTCGAACGTCATCCTGTGGCCCATGCCCCCATCGGAGGCGTTGAAGCCCACGTCGTTGCGCGCGCGTGCCCGATCCGGGTCGAGATCCGTCAGGGTGACGAGGGCGCCGGCCGCCCACGCCTCACGTGCGTTGCATGCCAGACGGCGGGCGGGGTTCTCCGTCAGGTTCCAGCCCTCGGGCAGCTTGTGGATCGTACCCTTGCGGATCAGTTCGAGGGCTTCCCTGCGCTGCCGCTCCTGCTCCTCGGCTGCCTTGGCCTTCTCGCCTTCGATGAGCTTGACGCGCTCGCCCGCGAGGGCACGAGCTTCGTCCGCCTTGCGGGCTTCCTCAGCGGCCTCGGCCGCGAGGTTATCGAAGTCGATGTCCGGGATCTGGTAGGGCTCGACGTCGTCGCCGACGCCCGAGGCATTCACCGACGCGTCGATGATCTTCCGCTTGACCGCGAGCAGCTCGTCGAGCCGAGCATCGATCGGGTGGTCCGAGTAGAGGGACGTGATCACGCACCCGCGCGTCTGGCCGATGCGGACGATGCGATCCTCCGCCTGTTCGTTCAGGGCGGGGGTGAACTCTTTCGAGACGAAGATCATCTGTGACGCACGGGTGAGGGTGATGGCCACCCCGCCCGCCTTGATCGTGCAGGCGATGCCCTTCAGCTTGCCCGCCTGGAACGCGTCCTCGATCTCGCGGCGGCGTTCGTTCGGCGTGCTGCCCGTGATGCATGCCCAGCCTTCACGCTCGCCCAACAGCTCGATCGGGGCCACGTGGGCGGAGAAGACGACAAGCGGCTCCTCCTGCTCTTCATACTGCTCGATCATCTCGACGAGTGCCGGGATCTTCGCCGTCGCCAGCGCCGCACGTGCACGGGACAACTCCTCGAAGGACACCCCCTGGAGACCACCCACGATGGCGCGAGCCTTGTCGAGGTCTTCCTTCGTGAAGGCGTCGTCGGGCCGCACCCGGGGATTCGACGGCTTGCCCATCAGGAGTTCCCAGGCATTCCGGGGAATCACCGTCTGGAGCATCTTCTCCAGCGCGTTGCAGATCTTGCGGGTCTTCGCGTCGATCTCCACCATCACCGTCCGGTAGGTCTTCGTCGGAAGCTCGGGGAGCACCTCCTTGCGCATGCGGCGGAGGCTCACCTTGCGGAGGCACTCGGCGGCACGGGCCTCGTTCGGGGTGCCCCATTCCCAACTGTACTCGCTCTGCCAGCCGTTCATCACCTTGACGAAGCCATCCCAGTTCAGGAACGCCTCACGGTGCAGGTTCGCCGCCTGGAGGATCGACCACATCTCCTGGGGCTTGTTGAGGAGCGGCGTGGCCGTGACCAGCCAGGTCCGCCCCTTGGACGCCTGCACCCGTTCCGAGATGGCCCGGAAGCGCTGCGCGCGCTGGGTCTTGCGGTTCTTGATCGCGTGAGCCTCATCGGCGATGAGGACCGTGCCGGCAAGACATCCCAGGTGCACGGGGGCGGGCTCGGCGCCCTTCTCCGTCACCATGTCCTTGGGCAGGATCTCGTAGTTCACCACGATCATCTCACCGGCTTCCGGCCAGCGGAAGCTGTTGCGTCCGGAGAGGAGCGTCACGCGCAGGTCCGGCCGCCATTTGGCCGTCTCACGCTCCCAGACCCCCTTCGCCACCGCAGGGCAGATGACCAGGGTGGGCGCGCCCTCAGGGATGGCGATCAGGGCCTGGATCGTCTTGCCCAACCCCATCTCGTCGGCGAGCAGGGCGTTCGTGCGGCTCGCCAGCCAGCGCACGCCGGTCTTCTGGAAGGGGAAGAGGTAGAGACCGCGTTCGCGGAGCCGCGCGTCGACAGTCGCCGCACGGTCCGATGCCGCCGCCACTCCGGAGTGAATCTCGGATGCCACCGCCTGGAGGGTGGCGACCAGGGCGGGCTGGACGTCGACAACGAACCCACCCTTCTTGAGCGCCTCGATCATGCCCAGCGCCTTGTCGAAGGGGGTGAAGTTCACCCGGCGCTTCCCGTCGTACCCGGCGCCCGCGAGCGCCACACGGTAGATGTCGAAGCGATCGGCACCGAGGTAGCCGCTCGGATTGAAGACGGCGTTCGCGCCCTCTTTCGAGATGATGATACGCACGACCTCGGACGTACCGGCGCACAGGGCGCACTTCACCTTCCAGGGGGGCCCGAACAGCTCTCCCTGAAGGGCGGCCACGGCCACGCCGCAGACATCGCACGTACCCTCGCGACGATTCTTCATGGTGTCCTACGTACGCCCTCGCCGTGCCGCCGGTCCATTGCCTACTCGTCCTCGTGTGTCAACCCGAGGGTGATCTCGACCTTCTTGCCGCGCACCGCCAGGTACAATTCCTCGTCGAAGGGTGGGACGTAGAAGCCCGGGGGCACCATGGTATGCGGCTTCTCGGCACAGCGGCCCGTCTTGCACAGGAACGCTTCCTTGTGCTTCATCGGGTTGTACCCGGGCCGGGGCACGTGGAACTCGGCCCACTTGCCATTGCTCTCCAGGTCCTCGTTGGGGTCGATCCAGGCCGTCGCCCTCAGCGTGTGACGGCGGACTCCCTTGAACATCAGCCCGATCAGGGGCAGCCGCAACGCGAGCGCCCCATCGTGCTCGAAGTCGGTGACGCCCTCTGGCAGGAACGCTTCGAGGAACCAGCGCCCGTCGGGGGTATCACGTGCGGACCGGAGCGACGCTTCCCCGAGCATGAGCCACAGGAGCCGGCTATCGAAGCCCATCTCCAGGGTGACGATGCTGATACAGCGCTTCGCATCGGACGTGATCTCACGCAGGTCCGTCTTCTCCGGGATATAGAGCCCCGACGTAGCCCTCGACTGCTTCATGCGTCCCTCCACCCCTACCTACGCCGTGACGGGGCTGGGGGTCCATCACCCTCCACCCTCATACACCACGCAGCTCACCTTGACTCCCACCGGGATTCAAGGCCGTGCTACCATTGCAATGGACCGGCGACCAGGTGCCGGCGTACATGGGACAAGGCGCCCCCTACGGGTTCCAACGAGGAGCAGGATGGACTGGTTCACCGTCGACAAGGCCGGGCTCGCGAAGCTGATCGACAAGCGCGGGAAGTCCTTCGCGATCTTCGAGTTGCTCCAGAACTCCTGGGACACGAACGCGAAGAACGTCGGGCTCAAGCTGGAGCCCGTCGAGGGTCGGCCCTGCGCCACGGTCTTTGTCACCGACGACGACCCGGACGGCTTCAAGAACCTCTCGCACGCCTTCACGCTCTTCGCCGCGTCGGAGAAGATGGGCGACCCGAACAAGCGGGGCCGCTTCAACCTGGGTGAAAAGCTCGTCCTCGCCCTCTGCGAGCAGGCCGAGATCATCTCCACCAAGGGGAGTGTCTACTTCACATCCAAGGGGCGCAAAGAAGGCCCCAAGAAGCTCCAGGCGGGGTCCGCCTTCCTGGGCACCCTGCGCATGACCCGGGCCGAGCTGGCCGAGACGTACCAGGCCATCCAGACCCTCATCGCTCCCGAGAGCTGCACCACGACCTTCAATGGGGAGCCGCTCCCCCCGCGGGAGACCCTCGCCCATTTCGAGGCGACGCTACCGACGGACCTCGCGGACGAGCAGGGCTACCTCCGCCGCACCTCCCGCAAGTGCCCCGTGACCGTCCACGCAGTGCGTGAGGGCGAGATCCCCCAGCTCTACGAGATGGGGATCCCCATCGTCCCGCTCACGGGGGGCGAGAGGTGGCACGTCAACGTACACCAGAAGATCCCGCTCAACCTCGACCGGGACAACGTGACCCCCGCCTACCTCCAGGCGCTTCGTGTCGCCCTGGCGGACAACATGCGGGAGCAGCTCACGAAGGACGATGCCTCGGAGGTCTGGGTCAACGCCGCGACCGAGGACGAGCGCATCGATCCTGTGACCCTCACCAAGGTGCTCGATGAGCGCTTCGGCAAGAAGCGGGCGGTGTTCGATCCCAGCGATCGCGAGGCCAACAAGCAGCTCCTCAACGAGGGGTACACGGTCATCCCTGGTGGGACCCTCTCGAAGGCCCAGTGGGAAAACGTCCGCACCCACGGGCTCGCCCAACCTGCCGGGCAGATTCGCCCGAGTGGGACCGCCCACAAGGAAGGGGGGAGGGAGGAGAACGTCATCGATCCCGAGAAGTACACAGCGGGGCAGAAGAACGTCGAGGCCCTCGCCACGGCCCTCGCCTGGCGCCTGATCCGCAAGCTCGTCGTGGTCCGCATCGTCAACGAGGCGATCGCCCTGCCTCACGCGGCCTGGTACGGCGACGGTGTGCTCACGTTCAACCTCGGGCGCCTCGGCAAGGCGTGGTTCGAGGGCCCCCTGGGGGCACGGCACCTGGAACTGATCCTCCACGAGCTGGCGCACGATACTGTGCGGGATCATCTCACACTGGAGTTTGCGGACGAGGTAGGCCGTCTCGGCGCCCGGCTTGTGGGGGCGGCTCTGGCAGACCCTTCGCTCCTTCTTCGGCACGGGTACAAGCCGGCACCCTGACGCCCGTAGAAGTCCTTATCGAACGCCCACCGACAAGCCAGTCGGTGGGCGCTCCTTTTTTGACCACGTTGCGGATTGAGGATCTTTCTGTGTTCCGCCATCAACGAATGGATCGAGGCAACCTACGTGTCGTTGTCGGCCCGATGTTCGCGGGCAAGACCGAGTATCTGATCCGCGCTGTCGCGGAGGCGGAAGAGTTCGGTGCGACCGTGGCAGTGGTGAAGCCTGCCATCGACACGAGGAATCCGGGCCTGGAGATCATCTCCCACGCAGGTACCCGGGTCCACGCCACCACCATCTCCCGCGACGCACATGACATCCCCGAGGGGATCGACATGCTCGCCATCGACGAAGTGCAGTTCTTCTCTTTCGACGCAGTACCCAAGATCGTGGAGGTCGCGTATCAGCGGGGGGTTCATGTAGTTGCTTGCGGCCTGGATCTGGATGCCTTCGGACACCCTTTCGGTCCCGTCCCGGCCCTTCTTGCCTTTGCCGATGAAGTGGTGAAGCTGCGTGGCACGTGCGCCCGGTGTGGTGCCTCGTCCGCCCGGTCCCACCGCAACATCAAGTCCCGCGATGCCATCCTTGTGGGTGGTGCGGACATGTACGAACCGCGGTGCGTCGGGTGCTTTACGCCCGCGGGCACTTGAATAGGGATCCCAGATGTCGGACTGGCCGCACATCATCCAAACGGCAATCTCAGGCGTAGTCTCCGGTGGGGCCGGGGCCGCCACGACGTTGCTCGCGTTCTTCAAGGAACAGCGGGCACGTATCGAGAAGCTCGAAAAAGCCGTCGGAACAGCAGGGTCCTCTGTCGAGCCGCGCACGGGCATGTTCCTTGTGCTCTCCCAGCTAGACGACCAGTTCAAGTCCTTCCTGGAAACCCACCGGAAGTTCAAGCGTGAGATCGAGGGGTGGGAAGACGACCCCCCCGACTGGCTCACGCGTGCGTTGAACCGACGGACATCGTCCACGTCGATCAGCTCGGATCACTTCGAGGATTTCGAGGCGAGGATCGACCTGCGTGTCAAGACGGCCACCGAGCGCCTCAAGCGACTCGAAGAGGCTTTCGATCAGATCAGTGCGCAGGTCTCGTTGCTTCCGGAGAAGTTCGAGAAGCAGGTTGGCGACAAGTTCGTCGACGCAGAGTCCTACGAGCAGGAGTCGAAGAAGCGCGCGGAGGAAGTCCGGCGCATTCAGGAGAACCTGCACACAGCAAATGGCTTCTTGCGGGGCGTCATGGCGGCACTCGGGTATCTCGACCCGCCATCCTCGTCGCCACAGACACCCCAGGTGACCCCACCAAGGAAGAAGTGAAGTCATGAGCCGGAACGAAGAGACAGTACGGGTTGAGGAGCTTGTCGACGCCTCGGACGAAATGGTCGAGTTGTCACGACAGTTTCTCGACGCGGTCAGGCAATCACAGCGCCCTGATCCCAGCCCCCACGTGGACCACATGCTCGTCGGAGCCGCTGCCGCGGCGGCCATGCCCCTCATCGAGGTGGCTCTGAAGAGCGCCTGAGTCGTCCGTGGTCGTACTACCTCAGGTCTCTGTCCCGCGGTTCACCGCGCACGAGGTCTTCCCGAAGCTGTGGCAGGGGTCTGCCCCGCCTATCGGGGAGACGCTCCGTGCACAGGGCTTCACGCACCTGGCCCTGTGCGCGATGGAGTACCAGCCAAAGCCTCCGGGGGAGGCTTTCCCTGGCGTCACGGTCTTCTACGCCCCCAATGACGACGACTTCGAGACCCTCGCGTCCGAGCAGCTACGGGGGGCTATCCAGACCGCGAGGCAGGTTGCCACGGCCATCGCCACCGGGGGCAAGGTACTCGTCACATGCAGGATGGGGTGGAACCGCTCAGGGCTCGTATCTGCCCTGGCGATCCACATGCTGACGGGAAAGCCCGGGGTGGCCTGTGTGCGCGAAGTTCGCCGCCTCCGGCCCCGATCGATGCGCAACCCGCTCTTCGTGCGAATGCTGGAGCGGCTGCCGGCTCGGCCCCAGATCCTAGGCGCCTTCTAGGGTAGTCCGGGACTCTTTCTCGATCCGCTCGTTGATCGCGTCGAACTCGGCGGTCAGGGCGCTCGTCGCGAACATGTCGCCCTCGGCCGGGTGCTCCGTTCGTGGGTCCCTACGTCCAACGATCAGCAGCTCCCCGACGGCACCTCTCCCGGTGCCCTTCGAGTTGATGGCGCGCTTCACCTGTACCTCGACCCTTTCCCATCCGGCGTACAGGGCACGTACCACGGGCGTGTCGGAGTTCGACAGGATCACCGCGACGCCACGATCGGCTAGCTGCTTGAACAGCACCGCCAGGCGCCCCTGATCGTTCATCCCGAACTTGTCCGACGTGTACGAGGTGAAGTCGCTCGTCGCATTCAGGGGGACATACGGGGGATCGAAGTACACGACGTCTCCCTCACGGGCATCCTCGATCGCGTTGAAGTAGTTCCCGTGACGTATGGAGATTGACCCGTTGAGGGCTGCCGCACAGGCACTGATGTTCGCTTCGTCGAAGGTCTTGACCTTCGGCTTCTTTCCCCAGGGGACGTTGAACACGCCCTTGCGATTGACCCGGTAGAGGCCGTTGAACCCCGCCTTGTTCAGGAAGATGAACCGCCCGGCCCGTTGGATCGGGCCCGACATCGTCTCCGCCATGACGGGGTCTGGGTTCCGCCAAGCCTCGTACATGCACTTCGGGGACTGCTCGTAGGAGGTCTCCCTCGCACGCAGGTGGGCTATCAGCTCGTCGGGGAAGTCCCTGACCACGCGGTAGGTGTCGACCAGTTCCTTGTTCCAGTCGTTGATCACGGCGTGCTCGAACCGCTTCTCCGCCGCGAGAGCGAAGAACATCGCACCCCCACCAAGGAATGGTTCGTAGTAGCCCCGGATCTTCTTCGGGAGCAACTCCTTGATCGTGGCTACGAGCTGCCCCTTGCCCCCGGCCCACTTGATGAAGGGATGCGCTTTCGGGGCCTCGGGCGGCAGGGTGGTCTTCACGGACGGTGCCGATACACCGATCCGCAACGTCACGGCACACCTGCTTTCCGACATACTCTCCAAGCCGTGCTAGTGCTGATCTTGAGGCTTTCCCCAATTGCTTCGTAAGACAATCCCTGTGCTCGTAGCTTCAGGATCTGTTCCTGGTACTCTGCGGCTGACTTACGATTGGAACGTTTCAGCCCCCATTCGGAGCGAACCCCCGTGTGTATCTTCGCGTTAAGAATCTTGCTGACAGTTGACCGGGACCTTCCGCTTTGTTGTGCGATCGCTTTATGGAGCAACCCCGACTGATTCAGACAGACAATCTGCCGCACCTCCTCTGTGGTGATGCGGTGGTGCCGCACCCTAGTTGTATGTAGGCCCAGGTGGGTCCAGGTGTCCCCCCGTAGTATGTGCGATATGGTGGATGAGACTACACCGAATGTAGCTGCTATGCCCCGGACACTATCCCCCGCATCATACCGCTGGAATATCACCCGAACATCACCCGCAGTCAGAGTGGACGGGCCCTTGGCAAACCCCTTTGAAGCTCTTTCCGTCAAAAATCGCTTCCGCCCAATGGACTTGTGTGCGCGTATCCAGGACGGTTGATCCCCACCTTCAAAGAGGTTGTACCCGTTCGGGGCAAGAGTCCCTAGCTTATGGATCCAAGCCTTTTCTTTGCCGTTTAGGTCATCTGCCGAAGTGGCGAGGTCCAATCTCATCATCTCGAAGGAATCAGGGCCCCACTCCTTGATCGCTTCTGATAGCAAGCGGCAGGGGCTGCCACTTTGCTTGTGTTGGCGCCACCGATTCCTCAAAGTCGAAACAGTTTGCCCTACGTATCCTTGGAGGGTCACCACATTTCTCACCAGATACACCTGACCGTATGCCGCATGTTCTTTCATCATGAAGCAGCGGCGAGAAAAGTAGTTTATTTATCGATCGTAGAGGTGTGCCCTACGATCGATTTCGCGCTACAGCGCGGCGCCAGGCGCTCCGCCAACGGGTTATCACGTACAAGGGCGGAAGCTGCGAAATTTGTGGGTATACCCGCTGTGATGCGAGCCTAGAGTTCCACCACATTGACGCTGCGATCAAGGACTTCACAATTAGCTCCCGCATGACGTCTTTCGAGGCGGTCAAGCTCGAAGTCGACAAGTGTGTCCTGCTGTGCGCAAATTGCCATCGAGAGGTGCATCAGGGTATGCACCCTGGCTTCCTAGAGCGCGAGGACTTCGCCCGGGGGCAGCTCGACGAGGACGTCTGACTCAGTCCACGGCGCGGTGCGGGGGGCTCCGTAGAGCGCTGATGACAACGCTGGCGACCACACCCACGAGGACCAGCGGCAGGATCAGAAGACCGACGTGCTCCATGAGAAGGGTCTACACCGATCGCACGGTGACACGGCGGCCCCGGATCACTCGCTGGCCGCCCCGTTGCCGTGGATGCCGAACGGGACGTAGGTCTGTTTCGCGTCGACCTGTACGATCTCGGGATCGGAAAGGTCGTCTCTGAGCACAAGCGCCGTCAGCTTGCCTCCGTGGACCCCGCCGGTGTCGATGCCGTAGCACCATGTCCGGGGGCCCCCGGGTCTGACGTCGATCCGCGGGGCGTCGAGGGTGTGCACCACGTGGCCGTAGACCACACCTTCCACCCCGTCCCACAGTTCCATCCAGAACCGTGACCCGTCCGGCGTCTGGATGCCGTCCGGCGACTTGTCCATCGCGACCATCTTGTTCTTGACTGGATCGATCCAGCGCATGCGGCACATGTCGTTCTTGTGCTGCTTGGCGATCGGGATGCCGGGCAGGAACCCCGCGTGGACCGCGATCATGCCCCCGCCGAGATCGATCGTCATGGGGAGTGTGCGCAGCCAGGCCACATCCTCGGGCGGTAGCACCCGCCAAGCCTCCTCCGAGCCACCCCAGGGCTTCATGGGGTTCGCCGGGGCCTGCTGCTTCGGGTTCGCCGCGATCTTCGCCAGGCGCACGTCCTCGTGCTTCAGCCAGCGGAGGGCCTTCTCCTCGTGGTTGCCCAACACACACTCGTACCCCGCTCTACGTGCGAAGCTCACTACGGCAGGGCCTTCGGGCCCCTTGTCGATGAGGTCGCCGAGGAGCACGACGCGATCGCCACGCCACACTTTGGCGGCTTCTAGTAGCTCGCGTAGCTCTTCCAACATCCCGTGGGTGTCGCCGATGACGATGGTGCGAGGCATGGATCACGTCCCGTCCGGAGTCGGTGTACTGCAACTACAAGGAGATACCATGCCCGACGCACCGAAGACGGACAAGAGAAAGCAGAGCCTGTACTTCCCGGAAGACATGCTCCGTGAAATCCAGGAAGAGTCAGCGAGGCTGGATCGCTCCCTGTCGTGGGTCGTTCAGCGGGCGTGGAAGGTCGCGCGGGCCGAGGTCCGTAAGCTCCCGTCCTCGAACCCCCTGGAGGCAGCCACGCAGACGACTGAGCCGGCGGTCAAGACCACCGGCTGACGACCCCAACCGAGCCCCCAGGGGCCCGCAGCGCCAGCCTAGTACCGCTCTTCGCGGTACTCGCGCTGGACGTTGCGGTTGCCACCGCGGGGGCGGCGGCGGTCCTTCATCGTCGCTTGCGCGTTCGATCCGTGGCGCTTGTAGAGCGCCACGAGCATCGGGCTGCGGGGGGTCAGGTCTTCGAGGCGGATGACTTCGTGGTTCTTCTTCATGGCACCCTACGTACGTCCGGGGGTAGGTGGCGGTCCATCAACCCGCGTGAGAAAAGTAGGGCCCACACTGTAGTACCCTGCGCCCCGACACGACCCAGTAGTCGTGTCGGGGGTTCTGGCGTTTCGACCTAGATCTGCAAGAACGGGTGTCCGCCACGATCACATGTAGGCCACGACCCCCGCGATCCGCAGTGCGGTGGGGGCAGGGGCCCCAGCTCCGGCCGTGATGTCGAACTGCCAGAGCGTGTCGTTGGCGGAGTCCGTCACGACGAAGTTGTTCGACGACAACCCCGCGACGTGGCGGAGCGTTCCCATCCCACCCCACCCGAGGAAGTTGGCGACCGCGAAGAGAGCGGGGGAGGCTCCGGTCCACCCCGTGAGCATCCGCACCCCACCTGTCGTGAGCACGGCCATGTAGTTGCCGAACTGCACGGGGGCGATGTCGAGGGTCACCATCGCCCCCATCGCGAGCGTCGTCGCGATGGTGGTGGCGTTGATGGCGAGCCGGTTCCAGTCCGCACTGCCGCCGTAGTTGACCGTCCAGTATACGTTCGAGAAGTCCGCGTAGAGCTTCGGGATCGTGTGCCCCGCGAGGGGTTGAGACGACTGCACCGTGCGGATGAAGGCACCCGTGGCGAGATTGTACTGGTGTACCTCGCCGGCATCCGTCGAAAGGTAGACGTACGCTCCTGCGCCAACGATCGACGTGTACGTCCCACCGAGGCTGGGGATGGCAGGGCTCACCTGCCACACCTGCCTGCGGGTAAGCGGATCGACGCAGGTGATCGTGGTCCCGCAGCTCGTGATGATCCATCCCGACCCGTCTCCAGCCGCACAGATGACGCCTGGCTGGGCGCCAAAGCCCAGCGTCGGGTGGACGATGTGGACCGTCCCGGGGCTACCCGTCGTGGTCGTGGACCCAGGTGCCGTGCGGAAGAAGAGCAAACGTCGGTTTGTCGTATCGATGGCGAAGATGCCGTTGTAGCTCCCATTGGAGAGCAGGTAGTTGCCGTCGCAGATGCCGCTGACAACCACGTCTCCGAATAGACCCCCGGTCTTGAATGCAGACCCCGTCAACGGGAAGACGTGCCCCGTGGTCGGGGTGTATGGGTCGATGGCGATGAGGTCCTTGGATCCCGGGCGGCTAACGACCACGTTCCCAGAAGACAGGCCATACATCTCCGTGGGGGCCGACCCGAGTACCACCGTGAGCACCTTACCAGGAGTGAGTGCCCACGCCTTACTCGTCACGTAGGCGCCGCCAATGCGGTCGCCACCCAGAACGTTATCAAGCGGCAGACCGCTCGAATACTGTAGGGTGTCACTGAAATCGACGCTCGGGGTGGCCCATTTGGCGGCGCCCGTGATGTCCGTTAGCTGGCTCGGCTGCGTCCACGTTGACGAAGACAGGGCGCTCGTGAAGTTCAGCGTCCAGTAACCGTTGTTCGCATCGGCCACGTAGACGGTCTGGCTGTTCGCCGCCACGCTACGAAGGTCATTCCCAAGGTCCGGGGAAAGGATGCGCGGTGGGGTGGCGGTTGTGAACCCCGTCATGCCCGTGGGGTTATCGAGGCGCCCGACGCTGGTGCTGTTCACCATCACCAGGTGCCTTGTGCCGCCCGTGATGGTCATCTCACGCGCGTTTGTGAACCCCGTCGCCAACGACGTCGTCAGCGTATTCGTCGAGAGATCGAACTGGTCGAGATTCCCGTGCGAGTCGAGGATCCACAGCCACTCGAACGAACCGAAGAAAGCCGACGTGATGGCGACGATCGGCCAACCCACGCTGCCCGAGAGGGCACGGACGAAGACCGGCGGATCGACGTTGCCGTTGTACTCCAGCACCTGGCCGTTATCGAGGCCCATGTAGATGCGGCCCGAGGTGCTCACTCCACCCGTTCCTCCAAGAGGACGTGCGCACCACGCAGACGTTATGGTCGTTGCGAAGAGGAACCCTGCAAGCGACACCGTACCCTGAACGGCTGACACATAGGTCAGGTTCTGGATGTAGTAGTTGTTCCCGAAGCCCTGCCACATGACGCCGAAGGCATCGCTGTCGCCCGCCTGGTTGGAGTTCTTGTCGGCCGAGACGACGAATGCTTCGCGGGTGTTCGCGAAGATCGTCATCTTCTTTCGGGCCGTGGCGCGATCTCCGTCGACCTCGACGATGCTCTGTCGAGCACTCCCGCCGAAGTAGTAGTTCTTGACGGCGTAGGCCAGCGATCCCTTGAGGACCATCTTGCCCGTGATCGTCGGGGCTACGTAGGAGTGGGAATCGTCGATGAGGTCCGCTTCGAGACTCACCGCGTACGGGGCGTGCCCACCGTTCGTGATCGGCTGGAACAGGATATCATTGCTCCCGGACCTGCTGATGGCGAGCATGCCGCTGTTGTAGTCGTACGAAACGGCCATCGGGCTTGTGGTGCCCGTGGTCTGAAGGTACTTCCCCGCGTTCGTGTAGCTCCACTGGGCGTCCCCTGCCTCAAGGACGCTGACTGTGAGCCCCGCGGTCTTCCTCTGGGCACCTACGGCCCCAGAGACCTGGCTGGCCTGGAGCACCCCGTCGACGTCCCCATCCTTGAGGTCCGTGCGGAAGCCCGTGCCGCCGTTCAGATTGATCCACGACTGAACGGCGGCGCCCGAAATGTTGACCTTGACCGGGGCGTAATTGTTGCCGGTCTGGGGTCCTGCGACCGAACCGCCCGCTGTGACGAGGCCGTAGGTTCCGGCTGCCGTAACTCCGATGACCTTGCCCACGTCTCCGATGAGTGGGGTCGCCGGGGCTGTCCCGCCGTTGATCTTGGCGACGGTCCATGTCGGGAAGGTGCCCGTGAGGTCACCGCCGCTCAGGAAGCCCCAGCCGACGCTACCTCCGTTCCAGTAGAAGAGTGCACCTGGGGAGAGGGGGGCTGCAGAACCATCCCAGGCACTGCCGTTCCACCAGAGCGTGGTGCCCGCGCCGTAGATATTCAGCGGGTTGCTGATGGGTGTGCTTCGCAGGCCGACGACTGTCTGCGACGAGCTTGTGGACCCCAGAAGGTCGTTGGCCCATGTGACCCCGCCGCCACCACCGCCGGCCGTGTAGGTCAAGGCGAAGGGTCCGACGTAGCGCACATCCTCAGCAAAGGTCGTATCGTTGATGCCGACGAGCCCCTGCTGCCCCAGCGTGAGGGATCCGTGGCTCGCCCACATCTTCGAGCCGTCGAACGCGAGGCCGAAGATGCGATCGTTGCCGTTAGTCGTACTCGCATCCGTTACGAACACGTTCCCGACAGGGTCGATCGTGTAGACGCCGTTGGTGTCCTCGTCCCCGGCCCAGACGTGTGTGGCGTCAGCAGCGAGACTGGAGAACGTGGTACCAAAGGAGAACAAGAACGGCCCCGTGGACGTCGGAGCCCCGGACATCGTTACGGGGTCGATCTTGTAGACCCCTGCCTGTGTCGTACCGACCCACACGGAACCAAACGCCACGAGGAGCTTCCTCGTTGAGTGCCCGAAGGGCGTGGTGTAGTTGGGAAGAGGTGGGATGAAGCCACCCACCATTGCGGGCGGGAGCTGGATGACCTTGAGGTTCGAGTTGGTCGAGACGTACAGGAACCCCGTGGTCGCGTCCCACGCGATGTCGTATGCGCCCGTGATGGCAGACGATGCGGCGGGCGCCACGCCGACACCACCGACGAGAGACGTAATCGTGAACTTCGCGACCAAGTTGTGGGCGGCGACCCACACGTTGCCGAGGCCGTCGAGAACGAGAGCACTGGGGCCGGAGATCGATCCGATTCCGACGATGGCTCCCGAGACCTTGTCGATGACGAGGAGACCGCCGGGGCCGAACGTGGCCGCGAGCGCGTACACGTAGTTCTCGTCCGTCGCGATCTTGAAGAGCCCGATGATCCCGCCCAGGGCCGCGATGTCCGCAGCTCCGATGGTGTAGGGCAGCTTGGTGACTGGATCGAACGAGATGACCGCTAGGATAGAGAAGTCGGGGACCCAGAACCTAGCCAAAACCGGGTCCCAAGTGAGGAACTGCGGGTTCGTGAACGTAGGCGTTTGCGCCAACGTCATCGTGTAGCCGACGACGGCCGTGCTCGGGTCGGGGGTCAGGACGCCACGCAGGGCGTTGACGGTCGCGGCCCGGGGGGTCCCGTCGAGGTCCCCTCCGAACGGCGAGTAGCGGAGGCCCCAAGTGGATGTTGAGGAGGTGCCGACGATGGTGCCCACGGTGTTCGCGACGGGGTTCCAGTAGTCCACGCCGACAGTGACCCCAAGGCTACCTGTATCGAAACGGGCTACGTACACGTAGTCCCCGATGACGGCGATCCCCTCTGCGCCATCCCCTGCAACCGTGGATGTGGCGCGGGCGCCTTCCCACGTGTCCGTGGCGGGGTTGATGGCACCGATGAGTGACGCTCCGAACTTCCCTCCCTGGCCTGTCACGTAGAGCCAGGCGTTGGGGGTTCCGCTGGCATCCGGCCCGAACTCAAGGCCGGACGGGGGCTTCCACTGAGTGGCCGGAGAGACCGGCGCACCCGTGACGGTGGCGACCCACAAGAGGGTCGCGGGATCCACCTTGTGGACTTGAACGCTGTTGCTGGCATTGAGCTGATCGGCGACCCACACGACGTTGTTCACGACGTCGTAGACCGCGATCATCATGTTCGTGTTGCCGTTGATGTCCGCGACCGCGAGGTCCACTGTCATCGTGGCAGCATCGATCTTCGTCAGGGCGTTCGGGGCGCCGCTGCCGCCGTTCGTCACCCAGAGCTTGCCCCCGCCAAAGCGGACCCAACGACCGGAGACTGCGGCCGTGGTGTTGGGCGGGGTGCTGTTGACAGGGTTGCCGAGGCAAGCCGCAGCGGAGAATTTCCAAACCAAACCGTTGTTGGGATCCAGGACGTAGAAGTTCCCGGCCCCGTCCGCGCACACACTCTGTGCGCTACCTGCCGTGTAGGCCCACCCGACGACCGCGAAGGTCGCCTTGTCGATGACCGCGATGTTGCCGTTGTTCCAGCAAGCCGCGTAGAGGTACGTGGCGTCCTGTGCCATATCTCGGATCTGTGTTGCACCCGAGAGCGTGTTCAGGTTGAGGGGGCTCAGGGCGGAGATCGCCGCCCCGGACAGGGAGACCCGGAAGATCGTCCCTTGGCTGGACGGAGTTGCCCCTTGGCTCGACTGCCCTACGTATAGGTATGTCCCGTCGGAGATGAGCGCACGCGGAGAAGTCCATGTGGGGGTGAGCCCGGCGACGTCCGTACGGTGCAGCTCGACTACGTCACCTGTCGTCTTCAACGACGGGTCCATCGAGGGGATGCCGTGGATGGCCGAGACCACGGAGCTTTCCACATTGCCCGTCACGTCCCCGGCTGGGACCGCGAAGCGGAGTGCCCACGTCGGAGGGATCACCGCAGGAGTGATCGTCCCGCTCGTCAGCGTAGATGTCAGGTAGTCGATCGTCGACACCGCTTTATTCGTGTACGGCGCCACCATGTACGCGTTGAGCGCGTCGGTCGCGATGCCCATGTACTGGTCGAACAGGTTCGCGTTCGTTTGGGTCGTTGCGACCCAGGTCGCCGTCCCGCTGTTGATGAAACCCACGTACGGTCCCTGCGCGGAGACGGTGCCGATGCCGTTCCCCGAGGGAAGGATCGCCATGGCCGGGGGCGGGTCGACGAACGCACCCGTCGAGTAGACGGGGCCTGCCGTCACCGCGATCACACCCGGACCCGTCTGCTCGACCTTGTAGTAGGCGTAGTTCGGGCCAACGTTGTCCCAGCCGCTCACCCAGAGAGCGCTGTGGACGGGGTCGTAGACCATCGCCTGAGAGTTGATGACAACCCCACCACCATCGAAGTCCGCGAGGGACGCCGTGATCGTGAGTGTCGTGGGGTCGTACTGACGGACTACCGCGCCGCCGCTCGCCCAGTTGGTGGCCCACACCTTCCCGCCGCCAAAGCGGATACGGAATGTATGGGCGGCCCCAACCTCAGTCACAACAGGGGGGACCGCGTTTGCGGGTGCCTGCCCGATGTGGTTCGCCGTGTGATACTTGGAGATCTGCTGTGAGAAGTAGTCGAAAACGTAGAAGTTGCCTGCGCCGTCGGCACAGATGCTCTTCCAGTCCCACGGTTTAGTGCTGACCGTAGCCCACCCGACGACAGTGAACGTGGCCTTGTCGACGATGGCTACCCAGCCCCCATCCGTGATGAGCACCGGCACATTGGAGCCGCGGTTGAGGGCGACATAGATGTAGTTGGCGTCCTCGGCGAGATCGTAGATGCCCCAGATGTGCGTAGCGCCTGCGGCGAGGCTGATGTCGAGGAACTCCGATGCAGTGACCGTTCCCGCTGCGATCGTGAACTTCGAGAGGACCGGCGTCTGGTGGTTGTAGTCGTAGTCCCCGACGTAGAAGACTCCCGCATTCGTCGAGTCGGCGACGATGGTCGTGGGTGCGGTGAAGGGCACCGAGATCGTGTGCGTCGTTGTGTGCGCCTCAAAGAGGGCCCCTTCGGCCTTCGTGCCCGGATCGGGGACGGGAAGCCCTTGGATGGCCGACACGATGTTCGTCCCACTCGGGCCCGTCACGTCCCCAGCAAGAGTACCGCCACCCCCGCCGCCGGTGAACTCAGTCCACGTCGTGGCGTTGGAGTCGAGCTGCCAGGTCTTGCCGTCGTTCTGCGTGACGACCTTCATCCCGACGGATCGAAGTGCGGCCGAGATCGCATCGCGTGCAGTAGCGTTCGCAACCTCGTGGTGCCCGCCCTTGACGTGCCCGCTGTCGACGACCGGGAAGTCCGCATCGTTCTTCGGGAGGATCGTGTCTTGAACTCGAACGGCCATGATTAGCTCACCGTCACAGTGGTGTTGCCGAGGTTTGCCTGGACGCTGCGCCAGACATCATAGTTCTCTGTCACGCCGTGTGCGTTCGTCACGGACACTGCCGACGCAATCAACTCGAACCCGCCGTCGAAGCCCCCGACGTTGAACGTCGGTGTCCCGTACGCGGAGCGGAACGCGTAATAGATCTTGTCCGTGATGCCCGGGGTGAGGGTGAAGCTCGTGGCACGCGAGGTCGCAAGAGCGCTGTTGGTCAGCCCCGCGATGAAGGCCGCGTTGTACGGCCCCCCAGACGAGGACACGCCCCAGAAGACCTTCTGGGCCCACAGCGTCGTGGTCATCGCGGTTCGGGTCACCGCCCCCTTGTGGGCGGTCAACGTGAACGTGATGGAGTTGCCGTAGGTCAGCTTCGTGAAAGTACCACTGCTCGCGAACGACGTCGGAGTCGACGTCACATCCTTCGGCGGGGTGGCGTCCGTATCCGTGAGTACGACCGAGTTCGCGCCGACATCGGGCACTGACGCGTAGCTCGCCGTGAAAGAGGGTGTCGCGACCGTGGCCCCCAGTTCGACGAGACCTCCTCCCGAGAAGGACGAGATGTTGAACCCCGGGAGGATGTCGTCTTCCGTGAGCTGTCTCGGGGCGTAGGTGAGTCCAGTCCAAACCAGCGCGTCGCTCGTCGTAGAGCCCGGGGTGCCCGCCGAGTGCGTCTTGAGGTAGTCGATCGCCTGCTGGATCGTGATCGCCCCGGTTGCGGGCAGCGTCACGGCATCGTCGTAGGGGAGGATGCCCGCACCCTCGCGGAGGATTGGGTTGACGAGGACGATCCACCCGAAGTTCGTGTTGCCCTCGCGTTGCTCGCCGATGCTCCCCACACGGCGCCCCGGCAGGGTCAACGAGTAGAACCCGAAGGTGGTGCTCGACGGGCCGCCGATGCCCTGGGTCGTGGACTGGAAGCGTAGCGACCGGCCCCGGAAGTTCGGGAAGGTGAAGGTCACGACGGTGCCGGGTGTCGCCACCTCGTTCGTCACGATGTTCACGCCCGTGAGGATCGGCGCTGTCGTCAGCTCGTCCGTCCCGAGAACCAGGAGGTACCACTGCGACACATCCGTCGTATCCGCGAGACGTACCGAGATGGTGTCTCCGGGGCTGACGTCAACGCCGTTGGGCGTGCCCACGAAGGGGCCCGCATTGATCGCGATCAGGCAGTTGGGGGAGACGGGCATGACCTAGACGACCGCCTTCGTTCGGGAGGTGCGCATATTCCTCCCGAGATGTTCGATAAGAGCGTTTTTCGGGCAGACCGCTTTCAGCGACGTGCGCAAGCTGCGGGCGGCACGGCCCGGGGGTCCTTCTGGCCCTTCCAGTAGGTCGTGATGATCGCCGCCTGATCCCCGCGGACCTCGAATACGAGGAAAAGACCCGACTTGGGGTCGTTCCACTCTACCGAGCCCGCATTCATCTCGCGGATCATGCGGTCGTAGGAGGGGTTCTTCTGCGACTTGAGATCGTTCAGGGCCTTGGACCAGTTCGTGAGGGCGCGCTGCACGTCCTCCACCGTCACGCTGCGGAGGTCCATCCGGTACTGGGCATGGCTGGAGATGAGCAGGTTCTTGATCCTGCCCGCGCCCGGCTCACGGTCGAGGGGGTAGATCTTCGAGGCGTCCGGGTTCGACAGGGTGTGCCCCGTGCCTACCTCGCGTTCCAGCTCGCCCTTCAACGCCGGGTTGCGGACGTTGTCCTCGATGCGCTGGATGACCTGGCAAGGCCCGCCCGGCTTCCCAAGCGGGGGCATCAGATCCGCGATGCGCTGGAAGCGAGCGGCAACACGGAGGAGCAGCTTCGAGGGGTTGCGCATCGGGCTCTTTCTACTGTTCGGCGGCGGCGCGAAGGGTCTGGAGAGCGGCCTCAGGGAGGCTTTTCAGGTTCTCCGAGAGCCACTTGAGGATCAGCTTGCCCGTCTGCATCCGTGTGAGGTTCTTCTTCGTCTGCCCCGTATCCCCGAAGATTGCGTTGAGGAGGCTTCGGCCACGCAGCTTGACCTTCGCGACACGCTGCATGTCGACCTGGTCGAGCGCGTAGGGCCTGCCGTTGATGACGATCGAGAGACCCTCGTACGCCACGTAGGTGTGCGGCGGGGTCCCGTACGTCACCTCGTGGATGTCAGGCTTGGATTGGGCCGTATCGGGTGAGTAGCTCTTGCTGTACACGGCCTCGATGACGTGCTTGCGCCCCTGAACGCGGGCGTCGTCACCTGAGACCGCGCCCGTCTCGACCAGGAAGTGCTTGAGGGACATCGCCGCGCCGTGCGGGAACTTGGCGTCGAAGTGCCAGCCCTTGGCGTCGACGACCTTCGAGTTGAACCGCCCGTCGAAGCCCGCCTTCTTGAGGGCCTTCACGACGTTCCCGTAGAGCCACGCGGGCTGCTGCCCCTCGTCCCCGCGGATGGGGTAGCTTTGAACCTCGATCTTCCAGTGATCCTGACGGGCACGCCCGCCCACGAAGTAGTCCGACTTCGCGAAGTGGTTCATCCCGACGAAGACATGCTGGGTGGCCGATCGACCGTAGGCGACCCAGGTGGCCTCAGAGCGGCTGAACTCGTCGGACGAATAGCTCGTCCCGCGCTGCCGGTCCGTGATGAAGACCCAGTCGACGTCAGAGGGCACGCCCGCCTTGGCCTTGGCCTCATCGAACGTGGTGACCTCGGGCTCGGGCTCTTTCCAGGTCTGGGCCGGGTCGGTGTTGTAGCCGTAGCCCCTGGCCGGGGGCCCACCGTACCCACCGCTATCACCCGGACGGCGATCGTAGTCGTGCTTGTTGAGGAGCACGTCCGCCGCATTGTTGACCTCGACGAGCTTGCCAGCCTCACCCCCGGTGTCGGGGTGGTGCTTGACCGCCTGCTGTCGCTGGGCCTTGCGGACCTCATCTTCCGTGGGGTTCGCACCCGGCGGGAAGCCAAGGATTCGCTTGGCTTCCTCCGGCGACATCGAGATCAACGCGATGATGTTCATCGTCCCTGTACCTTGGGTGTGGGTTTCGTAGGGTGTTTTCCTACGAAAGGATCCGTGGGATCAACGGGAGGGCTTGGTTCGGGCCAGCACCGTGACGTTCGCCGAGGCCACCCCAAGGACACGCTTGACGATGCTCAGGGCCTTCTCGTGCGGGTAGTCCTTGCACGAAAAAACATCCAAACTGAAGAACTTCTCCGACGGCCAGCAGTGAATGCTCAGGTGGGACGTGGAGATCACGACCACGGCCGTGATGCCTCCCGAGTCCTCGAACGTGCCCGTCTCCTGGACCCTGCGTAGGATCTCCGGGTCGACTGGCACCTCGTAGATGTGCGCCGGACCCAGCGCCTTCATCTCCAGGGCCGTGATGATCGAAGCGAACATGTGCTCGATGTTCGCCGCCGTGAAGATCGACGGGTCCTTCACGAAGCCGTCCACGACCAGGTGTACTCCAGCGCTGTTTCCCATGTCAAAACCTCACCAGAACGAGAAGTAGGTCCCGACGTACGGGTTCGCGCGTAGCCCCGAGTAGGCTGTCGCGTATCCGGCGTATAGGCCGAAATTTCGCGCCAAGTCGAGGCCGATACCCGCCCCGAAGGACCGCATGCCGACCGCGACATTCAGATTCAGCGAATGGTAGAAAAACGGCTCGACGAGGACGCCCACGTCCACGGCCTCGGTCCAGGGCGTCCGCTTGAACGCCTCGACCCCCAAGATGCCCATCGACGCCTTCACCCGGAAGCGGAACCCGGACTCCTGCTCGACACGCATCGCAGCGTCGATATGAGTCGAGCCCTGGGCTTCGATCATGTACCCGCACCACTTCACACGCAGCGTCCAGGGGAGCGGGTTCGACCCGGAAGCGAAGATGCGCCCGTCTTGATCGAGGACGATCGCGATGGAGTCGGTGGTAACTTCCGGCTTCGTGCCCTGGAGACACTGCTTCTCGCGCAGGAGGGCGATGAAGACGTCCATGTCCGACTTGGTGACGCAGGTGGAACCAGCCTCACATTCCGCCGCATGGGCCGTGGGGGTGTAGAACAAGCTGGCCGCGACGAGCGCGGCCAGAAGGGATTTGATACGCATGTGATGCCTCCTCGACGGACGGGGCTGTACACCCGTCCTCAACGAGAACAGCGAACTATCCGCCGTACTTCTTGAGGAGATCGTCCACCTTCTGGGCGGGGATCCCGGAGCTGTCCTTGACCGTGACGACGAACTTGCCCGGCTGGACCACGATGACCTTGTCGACATCCTTGTTCTTGATGCCGTCAGGTAGCTGGATCTCGATGGGCTTGTCCGAGCCGGGGGGCGTGAACGTCACCGTGGTTGGGTTCGAGAAGATCCCCGGGGACTGAATGGGGACCACGACGGCCTGCGTGTCGCCCTTCGAGTCTGGGGTCCCCTGCGGGATGAGCACGCCGTTCGGATCTACCCGGTGCGGGGGGACCGTGTTGGCGATGTCGATCGCCTTCTGCTCAGGGTCCTTCTTGCCGAAGAGCCACCCAAGCAGACCCCCGATCTGTAGCTCTTTCACCCCCATCGCGATCAGCACGATCGCGATGGCGACGACCACGAGGGCGACTCCCGGTGCCATGAGCTTCACGCCCATCCACCGGAAAACGGCCTTCATCTTCCCCCAGGCATCAGCCCAGAAAGAGGGCGCTTGCGGGGTGGGATCTGTCATGGCTTCTGGGGGGCTGCGGGCGCGGCAGGGGCTGCCACGACGGCGGCCATGAGAGGGTCGGGGGCCGAGGGGTCCGCGGCGGGCTTGAGCAGACCGCGGAGGCGTGCGTACAGCCATCCGGAGAGGACGCCGCAGACGCCGCCGTACATGAGCTTCGCCATGATGCTGTCGGCGATGGGCGTGGGCAGCGGGAACTTCTTGGCGAGGAGCCCGAGGAGGGCCCCCGCCACGATCGGTCCGATAGGCAGGAACAGCTCATTCCAGAGCTTGTTCCAGAGCTTGCTGGCCTTGATACGGTCACCCCAGAGAGCCTCGATGACCGTACGGATCACGTACGTCACCAGGTACACGCCGAGGCAAAGCAGGCCGGTGTTCCAGTTGATGAACACCTTGAAGAGGTCATTGTCCATGGAGCGGGTTCCCTTACTTCTCAGCTCTCGCTGATCTTCATGTTCTCGGACACACCCACCACGTGGCTACGTCCCGCCTTGGGGGCGGGCGCCGCCGGAACCTGCCCATGCTCCCACGCGTCGATCTTCGCGATCTGGGCCTGGATCTGGGATGCCGTGTCGACCGTCGTGAACGGGCTGGAGAGGTGCGCACGGAGACGCCTACGCGCCTCCTCTGCGGCTTCCGATCGCTGGGCCGGATCGATGTCGAGGTAGGTCAGGTGCTTGATGGCCATCGGATCAACCCCCGTTCTTGCTGAGCACGATGGTCGACGGGTCCACGCCCATGTGCACGTGGTTCGAGGTGAGGGGGTGCCCCTCGATGCGGTAGAGATCCGCAGCCGAGTAGCCCTCCATCGTGCCGTTCGTGCTGATCGCGACGAACGAGTCCACCGCGGTCCCGTTGCTGAGACGGTGGGCCGTGGTGACGATCACCATCATCAGCTCGTCGCCCGGGGATACCTCGGAGGCCCCCACGTTCGTCACCGCATTGCGGACGAGGAACGCCTGACCGGAGAGGACGTTCGTGTGGCCGTCCATCGCCTGGATGCGTCCGTGGCCCACGACGACCTCGCCACCGGGGTGATCCCCGCTGGCGACGAAGGCCGACCCACCGCGCGTCGTGCGGTAGTTCGTGAGGAGCGCGTAGTTGCCCTGCTCCCCGTCCACATGGACGAGGATGTTGCCCGGAGCGCCGCAGGAGGTGTCGGCGTTCGCGAGCGGGGCTTCCAGGATCTCACCCGGCACCGGACCCGGCGGGGGGCCCGGGGGCGGCGAGGCCGGCCTCGGGGGCTGTACCGGCGCGGAGAACATCTTGGGCGCACCGTTGGACCGGAAGGTCATGAGGGGCCCAGGGTTCGTCGAGCTGCTTCCGAGGTGTTCGCCTCGGAAGTCCTTGTCCCTGACCAGGGCGCCGATCGGGAGTCGGTCGGTCATGCCGTGGTAGGTCGAGGCCAGCTCGACGGAACTCGCCGTCGAGAACCCACCGAGCAGGGTCTTCGGACGGGGGTCGATCGAGCTGGTCGGCGGGAACACCGACATGTCCTCGTACCCGATGGCGCGCACGTCCGTCGACGTCGCCGGGTTCGACGGCAGGTCACCGGACAGGCGGCCCGTGCCGAGGGTCGTCTCGAATGCGATGGATGCGAGAACCTCCAGGGCCTTCTGGTTCGGTCGTGTCAGGGCCTGGTCGTTCAGCTTCGTGGAGACGACTTGGTATGCCGCACTCGTCGTGATCGCACCGGCGCTGTACGCGGTGTCCACGTAGTTGGCCTGCGTGCCCCACGCATCACCCTGGTAGGGCGTACGCGAGTAGTTGATGACGATGTTGTCCGTCGATGCGGCCGGCCCCGGGAGCACACCCGTCGGGCCTGCTACGAGGACGCCGAGGTTCGACGAACGGGTACCGCTGGCCGCCTGGCTGCGCATGAGCGAGCTGCTCGTGGGGCGTGTCATCACAAGCCGGAACGGCTTCGATGTATCGAAAGACCCACGGTCGAACCCGAAGATCGACGCCTCGATGACGTAGTTGCCGGCCGAGAACGATGCGATCGGGTTCGGCGACTTCGACAGGTCGAGAGTCTCCGCGTTCAGAATGAACGTCGAGTCCCCGTCGCTGTCGATCTCGATCCAGAAGGTCGGCCCCTGGAAGTCCTGACGGAGGAGGTTCTTCGCACCGCCGCCCGTGAGCTGCCTGGTAGTTGGACTGTACGCCGACCCACCGTGCAGGCGATAGTCCGCAGCCTCGTACACGGCGAACAGACGGGCAACGCCGTAGAACGGGGGCAGCTCCAGACCCTGGCGGCCGAGACCGCGTGTGTCCGTGAATAGGCGGATGCCCGCGAACTGTAGGCCCGGTCCCGCGTAGGTGAACGCGGTATTGTACGTCGCCGGAGCCAGCGTCGTGAGGTTCTGCGTAGCGAACGTCGCATACGTGAGGCCGCCGTTGTCGTACGGGACGTAGTTCTTGTCTCCGTCCGAGAAAGGCGTGAAGCCCTTCTTGGTCAGGCACATGAAGTTCACGCCCTCGGCGAACGTGGTGGAAGGCGTGTCCGACCGCAGGACGGGGACACGCACCTCACCCCAGCCAGGGACCATGTGGCGTGGCAGGGTGACGTAGATGTTCTTCGTCGAGAGCGTGGGCTCTGTCGTGCCCGAGAACATGCCGAGCGGGTCAGTCGAGGCCCACTTGGGGGTCACGCCGTCCGCTTTGAGCAGGGGCATGAGATCCTGGGCGTGGGAGATCGAGTAGGCGATGCCCGACGCCGTGCCCGTGAAGGCAGGGGATACCGTCAGCGTGGTGGTACCCGGGGCCGACGTGACCACGTAGGTGCCCGCCGCCGCGCCAGAGGGGATCGTCAGGACGTCGCCGACGATGACACCGCTTCCTGAGAAGTTCTTCGAGCCGTCGGTGAAGGTGCTGCCGATGCCCAGAACGGAGCCCACCGTTCCCGTGAGGAACGATGTCGGAGCGACGTTCACGCTCGTCCCGTCCATGGTCCGGAACTCCGCCGGCCATGCGACACGACGGAAGGGGGTCAGAACGACGGTCTTGGACCCGAGATCCCCGTACGTCTCCGACGTCACCGGGATCATGTTCTTGTAGGTGGTCTGCCTGTACTTGCTCCAGAGCGGGGCCCAGGCGATACGCGTCGGGATGTTCCCGAGGGCGGTCGACTGCGACTGGAGTAGAAGATCCGTGCTCGGCGTGATGTACGCCACCGAGTGGATCGAGTCCGGTCGACGCGAAAGCCCTCGGCCCGGGCCGTACATCACATTGACCGTGATATAGAGCTGCGTCCCATCGTTCAACGACGTGTTGGCTACCGTGGGGAAGCCGCCAAGCAGCGTGATCGTGAGGTCGTCGTTCGGTCCCGGGTTGGCGGGGGTGACGGAGTAGAGCGTTGGGGAGATCGGTGTCGTCTGCCCGTCGCGGCGGATCGTGACAGCGGCAACACCGTCGTTCACGAAGCGCACCTGGTCAGCATCGCCGCCCGGCAGTCCGATCTTGAACTGCGAGACGGGGACCGACAGGACATCGCCTGCCGTGAACGACCCGATGGCCGCCCGCGCGGTGTGGTCCACCTGAATGGGGTACGACCAAGACACTGACACGTCGGCAGGCAAGGCAGCTCCCGTGGCGCGCACGATCAGCTCGACCGGCTCCATGACCGCCGCATCCGAGAAGACGTGGCGGATGCCGTCGGGGCCGTCGAGCTTCGTCACGCCGAGACCGACGCTGCCGGTCGTCGTGATCTTGTCCTGGTAGTGGACGAACGTGCCCTGCGTCCCGCCGCCGCTACGCTTCCAGTTGGCGCGGAGTTGGCCGCGGAAGAGCTTGTCCATGTTCGACCAGAGGAGAGCCTCGTAGTCGAAGCCGTTGGGGTTCACGGCGTGCCTCAGATCGAGGATGTCCGTCCGGGCGATCTGATCCGCGAACAGACCGTCGGGGCGACCCGAGACCGGCATGATCGTGGCCCCCACGGGGTGGGTCTCCGCGACGGTGCCGTTCAGGCCACGGATGACGCCCGTGAGCTTGCTGTTCAGTGTGTCGATCGCCTGGTACGACATCAACTCGTCGCCGATCTTGATCAGCACCGGGGCTGCCGGCGTCGTCGGGATCGGGAGGTGCGCCGTGCTGGTGAGCAGGACCTCGTTGGCGATCGCGGTGAGCCCCAGGGAGAGCGTCGGCACTCCCGTGAAGGTGGTGATGCCCGTGCGATCGGTCGCGGTCGGGTTCCGGTTGAAGCTGCCGTTCAGGTTTGGAGACGGATCACCGCTCCATGCGGCTGCGTTACGGCGGAACACTGCGCAGAGCGGGATCGCGTAGACGTAGCCGTCCACGGTCCCGAGCGTGTTCGCGGTCCCGTCCCCGGCGCGCCAGAGGCCAGGATCGCCGTTCAGACGCTGGTTGACGAAGGAGTAGCCCCCCGAGGGTGGGGGTGCCGCCTGGGTGCCCTGCGCCTTGATCGTGGGGTCGAACCCGTCCGGGTTCGCCGAGAGACCCGTGACGCCCTTGACGACGCGGATGCGGTACTGGAGCTGGGTCCGTTGAGTGGTCTCGAAGCCGAGCGCCGGATCGACGAGATCATCGGAGAGGAAGGAAAACCCGCCCTCGACGTTGCCGTACTTCCACACGGCGGACGACGCGGGCTTGTTCGTGGCTGAGGGGTTCGGCGAGATGCGCGCAACCCAAACCTCTAGGAAGGCGAAGTCTGTCCGAAGGTCGCCGCTGCTCGACGGAGGGGGGTCGAGCGTGATGACGTTCGTGGTGTCAGCATCATTGGGAGATCCCGGCGGCGCGCCTGTATGCGTCCCCATGACAGGGACCAGGAATCCGTTGACCGCGGCCCACATGATCGACTGCGTCTCGCCCGACCGCTGACGCCCGAACTTGAAGTAGTTCGAGAACTGTGGGTTCGTGTTGAAATCTGCGGGGAGGCTCGTCTCGTTGCCGAGCCAGCCTGAGGGCATACCGCGAAGCGTGTGGATACGGCGCCAGTCGTTCGTGATGTCCTGAAGCAGGTCGAACTCGGTGTCACACGGGGGCTTCCCCTCCTGAAAGATGACATCGAGGAAGGACCGACCCGTCGGGTCGAGCACACGAGAGACACCAGGCCCGTAGTTATTGCTGGTCATGCTTCGGTCCGATCCTTCTGAAACTTGGGGATCCGCGATGCGATCTCCACCCTGCATCGGGCACGCGGATAAGAAGAGTCGCGAGGCCGGCTAACATTTGACGCACCCCACCGCACCACGCGGTTTTGCGTGGGGGCCCTCAGATCGGTCACGTTAATGTCCGGGCGGACGATTTCCTGTCCGCAGGGCAATGGACTGCCGCCGGGGATCCCGCGTACGTAGCCCAGGAGGGTTCCATGAAGACGATGAAAACGATGAAAACGGCTGCTGCCCTGATTGCCCTGACCTGTGGGTGCTCGGGGGCGGGTTTTGACGTGGCTGGCCTGGAGACCGACACGGGCCCGGGCGCCCAGGAGACGGATCCGGCGACGGATGCGGCCCCCGAGACGGAGACCGACACGGCTCAGGCGGAGACCGGGGTTCCGATGGAAGCGGGCACGGACACGGGGGCCGAGGCGGCTCCGACGGAGACGGGGATGGACACGGGCGGGGCGGATGCCGGGGGCGACACGAAGGACACCGGACCGGATGCCGTGGTCGGCGACACCAGCCCGACGACGGACAGCGGAATGGTGGACACCGGCCCCCCGCCGGTCATCTGCACGGCCGGCGCGACCCGGTGCACGGGGATGCAGCCCGAATACTGCACGCCAGATGGTACCGCATGGGGGCCCATCGCGGGCGACTGCGGGTACAGTTGTGTGATCGACCCCACGAAGGGTGCAGCATGCGCCTGCGGGGCCCCGACGACCCGGCTCCAGATCGTTGCCGACGCCAAGTCGCCGACCGGGACCGCGATCAAGGACTCGAAGACCGGGATCACCTGGGCCCCGACTGACTACGGCACGGGTGCGGGCTGGAACGCATCCGACAAGATGTGCGCCCTCTACTACGGCACCGGCGGTTGGCGCGTGCCGACGAAGAGCGAGTACGATGGCATCCTCGCTCAGTTCCCGGGACTGGTTCCCGGGGTGGGGATCAGCGTCAAGACGACCTGCGTGCCCGGATCGATCGACGCCGACCCGATCTTCAAGTTCCACGAGACGCAGTACATGTCACGGGACAGCGACCCCGTGACGGGTAACGGTTACTTCGTGCGGATCCTCACCGGGGTGTGGACGACGCAGTACCCCGACACGGTGGGTGCCCTCCGCTGCGTGCACGACTGAAGAGGGCGACTTCGGGGGTCAGCTCTCGTGCACACCCACAGACGGATGTGCCGGCGTCTCTGCGGTTGCGAGGCGAGCTTTACGTGCGGCCTTGGCAGCTTTGATCGCTGCTGATCGTCGAGCCCGCACATCGGGGTCTTCCCACGACTTCTTGATCGCCGCAGCTTGACGGGCCCGGGCTTCGGGGTTCGCCCAAACTTTTTTACGTGCTGCCGAGACTTGTGCATAAGTCTCGGCATTGTTCGTATGCGCCAACAAACGAGCCCGGGCTTCGGGATCAGCCCAACGCGCCCTAAGTGACGCGGACTGCTTTGCCTTCACCTCTGGTTTCGCCAACGCTTCTCTCACAGCAGCCGAATGCTTCGCTTTGACGCTAGGGGTCGCACGCGCTGCCAGCAAACGAGCCCGGGCTTCGGGATCAGCCCACATCTTTTTGGAGATCTCCTGTATCTCATCACTAGTCCATGACGTGGCAGCCATTAGTCTAGCTCTGGTATAAGGGTCACCCCAGTTCTTTTTGGCGGAAGATGACCTCTTCTCTCGTACCTCAGGACGAGCAAATGCTGCGGCCATAGCATCCTGTCGTTTGGCCCGCACTACTGGATCCTCCCACGATTTTCGAGAAGCCTCCGAAATAGCGTCTAGGATGAGGGGATCGTATAGTGACGCAATCCTCTGTGCGTGTACCGCTGGATCTGCCCAAGCCTCCTTCTGAGCCTCAGACTGTTGTGTTTTTACAGCGGGATCCGCGAATGCCCTCATGTAGTTTGCTCGCGATTCAGTACGCGCCCAAGCGGCCTTCGTTGCAACCGACATCTGAGCGGGCCTCTCCGGATTCGATCTGAAGTATTGCTTAACTCCATCCGAGATCCGCTCCCGGGCTTCTCTTGTATAAGCCTGCCCGCCCCCCTGCGTGCGGTTATACCCTCGCTCAGGGTTCGTACTATCGTAGTGAGCAATCCAACGAGTCTCAGCCGTGCTCAAGTGGTGTATGTGGCTACACACCTCAAGCTCTTTGACAGTGAACGATGTTTTCCCGTACTGACGCAGTGCCTCGTACAGTGGGCGAGGGTCACCACGCTTGGCGTCTCCCCTATGTTGACCCCACCTCTTCTTGAGGCTCTGTACAGTCTGCCCTACGTAGACCTTCCCATCCACCGTGTTGGTGATGAGGTATATGCGGCCCCTCTCCGCAGCCCTGGTCACTTGGGACCGCCAGACGTCAACGGGTGCGCCTCAACGAAGGGGGTCAGAAGGTCGACCACAAGGTCGGCGACCTTTTTCCGCTGACGTGCCGCCTCGACCCTCAAGACGGTGTGGTATTCCACAGGCACGCGGACATAGAGCGCAACCCGGTCATCGTTCGGTCGGATCCCCATCGTAAGCCTCGCCGGTACACCAGCCGCGATGTGCGGCTAGCCCCCTAGCGGGCTTACAAATGGATCCGCGGGCCTAATAAATCGCGGCCCAACCGCCTAGGCGTACACGCTTGGTGGCGTGGGCGTTCGTGACTCGGATGATCATCTGGTTGCCCTGGGAGATCAGCGGGATATTCAGGACGATGCTGTCGGTCACGGCCAAGAACGTCACCCCACCGTCGAAGCTCACCTGCACAGTCGCGAAGGAGGGGCTCGCGGCCAGCTCCTTGTAGGTGCGCGTGAGGTAGCTCGCCGAGGGGTCGAGGTCGGTCACCTCATACAGCTCCCATGTCAGGATGGCTTGCGTCGGCGAGCTGGCGAGGGGCGTCACCACGGTCTGTAGCAAACCCCCCGGTTGAAGTGCCACCTGATTGCGTAGGCCGAAGGTCCCGAGCGTCCCCGAGGCGGCGAGGTTCAGACCTGACACATCGAGCAAGTCATCGTAGGTGATGTGCCCAAATCCCGCGTAGGCCGCCAAAAGACCCAAGTATTTTTTCGTAAGCAGATCACCCACATCCACGGGGTTCTTGACCGCCACGCCATCCGGCACACGTACGACGAAGTGGCCGTTAATCGTGGACTGCCCGTTGGTCGGGTAGCGCACGTCCTGGATCGTGGCCGTCGCCACAGGGTTGTCCGCGATGTTGATGAGGTAGTGGGCGGACATCGATCAACCCTTCCTGTTCCGGTCGCCGAAGGTTGCCCTATCGAAGGAAGGTGCCCCCGGGTTGAACCCGTAGCCGTACTTCGTGTGTGTCATCGAGCGGACATTCGAGAGTCGAAGCGTCTCGACCTTGTCCGCGGGCGTGAGGAACGTGTGGCTGTACTGACTGGGGCGCAACGGGAGCGCGCCCGAGGGCTTGCCCATTGCCGGACCACCGGACCGCCAGATCGGGCGGGCCATGTGCTCGAAGCGCTCCTCGATGTCGGTCTGTCCGCCGCTGACGTCCACGTTCTCCAGGGACACGCCGTCAGCATCCAGAAGCTGGATGGCCGGGGAGTCGGATCCGAGGGTCCAGCAGAACACGTCTTCTCGCGGCAGAATGTAGAAGTTGCCGGCCGTCAGGTCGTTGATGAACGAGGTGGTCATCTCGCTCATGTCCAGGTCCAGCGTCACGGTGTGCGCCGCGGCATTGTAGTTGACCACCATCGCGGTGGAGTATGGGGCGGACGTGTGGTTCGTGAGGCGCAGCCCCGGCTGGAAGTTGTAGCCGCTTGCTGGGTGGGGTGCGTTCAGGGTCAGCACCCGTCCACTCAGGGTGGCTGCGGTTGCAAACGCGGTCACACCATCAGTGCGCGGTGTGATGAAATGCTGGGCCTGGGTGTACGTGGTGTCGTACGGGACGACGCCCGGCCCAACCGTGTCGTACATGAGGTAGCCCGCCGATACGATCCAGCGATTGAGCCTGTTGTTCCAGCGGATCGTGATGCGACGACCCTGGGGCTGAACGTGAGGGGTTGCCTGGAGGACGCCGAAGCCCGAGCCCGGGACCTGACCCTCAGCGATGCCGTAGGGTGCCCGGCTCGACCCCGACAGGGGAGCGATGAGGCCGCTCTCCTCTACCTGCCCCGTGGCGGACAGGATCCGGTAGGATAGGTCACCCGCGTTGCGTCCCGCCGTCGTGGTGTCGTTGAAGAACACCACGAGGAAATTGTGGCCGTTGAAGCCCATCGCGGCGACGCCCGTGTCGCTCCCGATCTGGGCTACGATCGTCTGCTGACGGAGCTGGAAGGAACCCTTCTTCCACGACGAGAAGATCAGCGAAGAATCGCTGCCTACGAGGGGGTTGTACGCCTGGTAGAGAACTGCGTACTCGTCCGTCACATCGTTGTACACGACATCGTTCAGACGGAGGACCGTCGTGAACTGCTTGATCTCACCCCAGGCCGCACCCCCAAGGGTCTTCGGCTTCGGGTTCGTCGAGGCGATGGCCGCCGTCACGGAACTCGATCCGGAGATCGGGAGACCCGGTAGGTTCAAGGGGTCGCCGATGCTGGCCCCGCCCAGGATCATGCCGAAGACGTTTGCACCCCAGTTCTTCAGTGCCTGTCCGTGCAGGTAGATCCGACCATTGAATAGGTCGTGATCCGCGACCATGTAGGCCCCAGCGTCCTTGTAGTCGTCTACACCCGCCGCACGAGTCTTCGTGACGAGGATGATATCTCCCGGCTGACATGCCACCGGATGGGACTTATCCACCTCGATGTACTCACCCGCGCCGGCATCGATCACACCGAGACCCAGGCCCAAAGCGGACTGGTCGATGCTGCTCCTTTCCGCGGCAACTCGGCGGACCTGCAGGGACTGTCCGAGCCCCCCCTGTTCGGGGATGATCGAGTATTCGATCGTGCGGTTCGCGGTGGATGCCCCGCCCGAGCCCTTGAGACGACGCCACATGGCGACGAAGGACTTCCCGTCCCAAACGATCTTGGGGTTCGCGTAAGCAGGCCGATCGGCGTCCACCATCAGCGAGTCGGTGGCGTCGATCATGTAGACCGACGCAGCGCTGCCGGCTCCGGTGCCATGGAAGATCGCGACGCCGATGGCGCTGCCCCCCATGGGCTCCCCGCCGGGGACAGCGGGTGTTGTCGGGTTCAAGCCTGCCACCCACAGAACTGCGTAGGTGCTGCCGGAGAAGGCCATGTCGCAGGCGTAGAGCTGCGACACCGCGTTGCCGATGCCGCCAACAGGACCCACACGATCACCACAGGAGATGCGTGCGAACTCCAGGGTCTGGAGCTTGTCGTATGCGTCACCCGTGAGTTCCGTGCCCTGGAAGAACGAGTCCTCGTCTCCGGGGAAGGCCCCGAAGCAGATGAGGCCCGGCATGGGCAGGTTGCCCGTCGCCACCGCTGCCGACCAAGCCGCCACGAATCTTTGCCCATCCCAAAGAACGATCGGCGACGAGGGCGTTGTGGGGCTCTTCGCCATGACATCGAGGGCATCCCCCGGCGGTGTACGCCCGAGGTCATTCAGTAGAACGCTGTTCAGGTTCTGCTGCGGGAGCGTCTCTATCCAGTTGATTTGCCCGGGCGCGCCCGGGTCGGGGGCGATCCCGTACTGGTTGCGCACCATAACGCTGGTCGGGTCGATGTACTCGACAATGGGGAAGTACCCCACGTTTTCTGCGTGCAAGGCGCCCGATAGGATGAGGTAGTGCCCGATGGAGGCGGGGGTCATGCCCGTGAGGCCGTTGACGATGAATGTCTTGTTCGGAGTGGCGAAGGCCGGGATCGTCGCCCCAGTGCCCGTCTGCCCTGCGATGACCGAGAAGTTGTCGAGCTGCTCCGGCCCGTGCAACTGGATCTTCCGACGACCCACCGCATCCGTGTAGGCTGCCTGGATCGCGGTCTTCGCCTCGGCCGCCCCCATGTTGAGGGAGTACAGCGCCGGGTAGGCGAAGCAGTTGCGGTACCCGTCGGTCGCGAACCCGCCCGTGAATGTCGCCGGGCCACCATGTCGGGTGAAGACGTGGTGCGAGGTCAGGAGCCGTGCTGCGGCTGCGTTGCCCTGCTGGTTCGACGCTCCGACGATCTGCATCGAGCGGAGGCCGTTGTTGTAGGGCCCGAAGGACTGCCGGTAGAAGCTCACCTTCGATACGGGCGCCGCGGCGCCCTCGTAGGAGCGGTCGAGGAAGCCGTAGAAGTTCTCGCCCCAGGCGATCGCCACCCCGGGCTGCTCGTAGAGCCCGCGGTACATCTCGCTGAAGCCCTTGGGGCGCCCCACGGCGACACCCTGGTAGTAGATGTTGCCGCGGAGGTGATTGCTGACGTCCGTGGCGAAGTCGTCCGTGAGAGACCCTTCGTTGAGCCCCACGGAGTTCTTGCGGTACATGAGCGGCGAGTCCGCCGTGTCCATGTCGCCGATGAAGCCAGGTCCGGGGACCGTGTCGTCGGCGAAGGTCGTGTAGCTCGTGCCGATCAGCAGTTCGCCTTCGGCCGAGACACGGAAGCCCGGGTTCTTGATGCGCCCCTGCCCCGTCGGGGAGCCCGCGAGGGCCCATTCGAGGTTCGTGTGCCCGCTCGAAATGCCATAGGCACTGAGGTCGGTCCCGATCTCGATCGTGTGCTCGTCCACGATGTTGAGGATGGGGATGAGGTGCCCCTGCTGCACGACAACGTCGTTGAAGCTACCCGACCAGGACAGCGTGGCGCGACGTACCATGCCGTCATGCGTCGCCGCGGTACCGTTGCCGAAGTAGAAGCTCGGATCCGACAGGTAGAACTGGCCCGACTTGATCGTGTATGTACCGAGATCCGAGTGGATATCCCCCTTCGAGGGGCTGACCACGACCCAGTCGCTGCCCGTCCAGGTAACGTCCGGGATGAGCGACGGGACGACGGGAGTACCTGCGAAGGGGTCCCACTTGTGGAAGAAGTTGAGCGCGGACACCTCCCGATCGTGGGTGTGTCGGGTAGAACCCTGGTTCGGACGGACGACGATCGGGGGGCGTCCCCCGAGGGATCGACTGGAGATCT